GGGTAAGGGGGGGCAATATTGCCCCCCCTCACGAATGTGTACGAGTTACAAATCCAGAAGTTCGTTATCTGTCCTTAGATATCGATAATGCCTCTCAATTAAATCGTATGTATCAATTTATCTGGTTAAATACTATCCAATCTTGTATGATAGACGCAACCTATGATGTTCAACCTCTCTTTATCAGCGCACCTGATAATTATCAATATCGTTCGAATTATGAGGTTCCTAGAAATAAAGGATTCGAATATGCTGTCGACCTTGTAAGAATTAAGGATAATGAAACAAATAATAATAGCAATAATAATAATTCTCAGAGAGATTTTTCGACATTGGTTGCGACGGCGTCCTTGACGCCTCGCCAAAATGCCCCTTATAATAAGATTCAGTCATCTCTCTCATTCCAAGGAAAACAATGTCATTATAATGAAGGTTCTTTAATTGATCAATTGGAAGAGAAAGGAATTGGTCGTCCATCAACAATGTCGATGTTAGTGGATATTATTCAACAAAGAAATTATGTATTGAAGAGAGATATTTCAGGTAAACGTGTGAAAACAACTGAACATATGTTATTGGCCGGTTCTCTCGGCAAACCGGCGGAAATCGTATCGGAAAGTAAAGAAAAAGAAATTGGCGGAGAGAAACAAAGATTAGTGATTGAGAATATTGGGACAGATGTGATACAGTTTTTAATGGAACATTTTGAACCAATCTTTAATTATGATTATACGAAAACAATGGAAGACGATTTGGATAAAATCTCTACAACTCCTGTCAGTGAAGAAGCACACGGTTTAATGTCGGACCTTTGTCGGAAGATGGACAGAGAGATTCAGGCTCTCATCAAAGAATTAAAAAAAGTAAGTCCAGAGAAAATAAGTTTTCCATTGGCAGATACGAATGATTATGTGGTTGTTTATCAAAGAGGACAAGCCGTATTAAAACAAGTCAGGAGAGAAGAAAAAGAAGAAGTTGGCGAAGAGAAAAAAGAAGAAGTTGGCGAAGAGAAAAAAGAAGAAGTTGGCGAAGAGAAAAAAGAAGAAGTTGGCGAAGAGAAAAAAGAAGTTATTGAGGAGAAAAAGAAAAAAGGAAAAAAGAATAAAACAGGAGAGAAAACAGAAGAGAAAAAAACAAAAGAAGAGAAAGCGAAAGAGGAAGAAAAACCAATATTTAAAAGTATTAAAAAAGGAATTACAATTGATAAAGAAAAATTAGAGAGAGGAGAATATACTTATCGAGAATTAGTAGAGATAGATAATAACTGTTTGGGAGAATATAATGGTATTCCGATTTATTTGAAGACAGGTAAATATGGACCTTATTTGGAGTATACACCTGAAGGACAGAATGGACAAGAAGAAGAAATAAAACGTGTCGCAATCCAAATTACAAAGAGTGTTGGAGAGATAAAAATGGAAGATGTTATTAAGTATTTGGATGGAAGTGGAACAGGCCGAAAACCATTAGCAAAAACAGTAATGAGAGAATTTGGAGATGACTTAAGTGTTCGTATAGGAAAACATGGACCTTATTTATATTACAAGACGTTGGCGATGTCAAAACCTGAATTTTATTCTTTGAAGGGATTTCAATCGAAAGGTGTGAGAGATATTTGTTCAGCGGTGAGAATATGTGATAAAAGTGAAATGATTGATTTTTTTAAGACTCTATCAGGGGGAAAATAAAGGGTTTCGATTCGCACCTGTTCACACGGTGCGAATCTTTAAACGTAGTTCCTCCTAAAATTGATTTATCAATACATATTGACTTTTTAATCAACATAATCACTTTCCAAAACGCTGATTTTAAATCCAATATAGAATTTATTCTATTATTACTATAAAGGAAACAAATGGCAACTCAATCAAATATTTTAACCGTTTACAAATCACGTCGCACTTTAATTGATATTTTAGGCTCTCTTGGATATAATACAAATCTATACAAAAATTTCACAGCATCAGAAGTTGATTCTATGTTAAAAACTGACCAACTCGATATGTTTCTTGATTATGATACTGACTATCCAGACCCAACCGTTTACACAAATTCCAAAGTTTATGTAAAATATATGTTATCCGCCAAACCAGTCCAATTTAATAAAATCAGAGAAGTCGTTTATGATATGTTTGAGTCTGAAACAAGCCAACTCACCAAAAAAGATACACTTATTATTATTTTAAATGATGAACCCAATGATACGATGATTACCAAACTCACTTATTTATTCGATAAAGAAGGCATTTTCGTTGTTATCCATAATATTAAACGTCTTCAAGTAAATATCTTAAAACATTCGATGGTACCACCTCATTTTATCTTGACTGAACCTGAACAAAGCGCATTCTTATTGAAAATGGGAATTAGCCCCGATGAATATGTTCGCAAATTGCCTGAAATTAGTCGATTTGATCCTGTCGCGCTTTGTATTTGTATGCGTCCAGGACAAGTCTGTAGAATCGAACGACCTAGTATTACATCATTGACTACCGATTATTTCCGTGTTTGTGTTTAAGGGTATATATTTTCCATAAGAGGTGTATTTGATGGTTTTCGATGTTCTTTACAAGGTTGATAAACTGCGAATCCAATCAACATAAATACAACACCAGCAGTCACAATAAGTACAATCGCCACAATAGACAATAACATAATATTTTTATTATTCTGTTATTTTGTTATTTTGTAATATCTTTATCCTGTTTTATTTTCTATTTTTTCCATATTTTGTCTTATTTTTTCTCGATGGTTTTCCACCTTTTGAACTCACAGTTCGTAGGGTTTTCAGCCTATGTTTTTTATCACACCTATACATATTTAAATTCTCAAAACTATAAGGTACTGAACCACTTCGACCATAATCAATTACTCCCACGTCGATTTTATTTTCATCTGTTTTATCAAAATCTAATAATACATTTTGATGATGGAAATCATTATGGTATAATCCTCTATTTTCCATACATTGTTGGACACTATTAATACGTTCAGCAACTGAATTACATCTCTCTTGATTTCCATTAATATTGCCATATTGTTTATCCAAAGTTGGCATATCCATCCATTCCATCTCAATAAAAAAGAAACAATCATAAATAAAATCTTCTGATTTATTTTCGTTTTTACCACATCCATATTGAAGTATTTTCGGGGTTTTCATTTGACAATCGTGAGAGATAAATTCCGCATATTTTTGCCATACAATCTCTTGTATAATCGCAAAATCCGCTTCTGGCTTACATTCATAATTATATATTTTAATCGCTGTATTTTTAATCCTATCCTTATACACAAACATACTATATCTTGGATGTGGGACAATATCAAATTGTTTATATTTATGGACAGCAATTGGATGACCGCATTCTGTCGTCGCATAATGAATCACTTCTGATGTTTTTTTTTGATTGTTATACTCACTCTGATAAACATCATTAGCAATATTTAATAATTCTGGCTTATCGTGGTTCAATGTTTTAAAATTATCAATTAACTCTCTTAAATCCTTCTCTTTCTTTTTCGCAGATTTAATACTATGCTTTGGACTCATACTCATTTTTATAGATAAATTATGTAAAAATTTTGGCCGTTTAATTGGACTGATTTGAATTTTGTCCGAATAATTGGTATCTGAAGGAATATCGAGTGTTAATGATTTTCTTTTTTCTGTTTTACTCCGGCTTTTACTTTGACTTCTGCTTCTGCTTCTGCTCCTGCTCCTGCTCCTCTCTCTTTTGCGAATGGGAGAGATAATACTGGATTCCATAAAATACACAACTATTTTTTTGGCGATGATATAGAAAATTGAACCGTTATAATCTTTTTACTTCCGCATCTAAATAAAAAGAATATCTCACTTTATTACATACCCGATGCAACAAGACCATACTCCAGAACAATCGAATCCAAAGAAAATGTTGGAAACTATGATAGACCTCTATTTAGCAACCAACCCACTTGTTCGCCCTGATCGGAAAATCAATGAATTAGAAATACGTTTTGGGTCCAATCCCAAAAAAGGCAAATATATTTCTAAAATGGAATATGATAATGTTGTTAAAAAACTCATCGCCTGCGGTTTTAAACCCGACAATGCTGACGGAACTAATATGATGCGTATTTCTCATTATTATGTGAAACCAAACACCGGTGAAACACGTCAATCTGACCTACGTGCCGAGATTATGGGTGGCGAATTAGTCGAACAATATTGCCGTTCCAATTCTATCCAAAAACTACTCGACATGACTAACAATAATGAAAATAAAATCAAATTCACACGCAAAGAAATCGCGAGAGACAGTAATGAAAAAATGATGAAAAAAGTGTTCTTTAATGATTATAATTTCTCTGTCGCCTATAATCTGGAAAGCGATTTTAATGTGAAATCAAATATGGTCACTAAAATCGTCGCTGATTGGGCAAATCTGAAGAAAACATTTCGTTATATTAATCGTGTTCGTTTCGAAAAACCTGACAGTCCAATCGCAATCGATATTTCTATTATTCGCACCTCTCACACATCGAACGGGTTTATGATTCCCGAATATACTGTTGCCGATGCCGAAGTGTTCTCTACAGATACACGATATGAAATCGAAATGGAAGTGCGTAATGAAAAAATCGGCAAAGGGACCGCGTGGGCAACATCGAAAGCGATTGTCGATGCTATTATGGGTACAGCGCGTATTGTCCTCAGTGGAATCCAATATACGAACTATCCACGCCCCTATCCCGACCTTGACCGTGTTCTACTCGAATATATGCGTTTATTGTATGGAGAGAATTATGAGTCCTCACGCAAATTAACTTCCAAGAATTTCTGTGGTCCATCATCGATTACTCTCCAAATGAAAAACATTATGACAGCCAGTGAATTATCCGATGTTCCCAATATTCGTCTGAATTATTGTGTGACCGATAAAGCCGATGGCGAACGCAAATTGTTATATGTGGACAGTAATGGATTAATCTATTTAATCGATACGAATATGAATGTCCAATTTACGGGTACGATGACGGTAGATAAGGTATTATTCGGCAGTTTACTTGATGGAGAACACATTAAATATGATAAACACGAGAGATTTATTGATACATATGCGGCGTTCGATATATATTATATCGCGGGGAAATCTGTAAGAGAACAGAATTTTATGTATGACGAATCGGTGGTTGAGAATCCAACAGAAGAAATGAAACGTCATCGATTACCCAAACTTCATAGTTTTGTTGCGCGTTTGAAACCAGTTTCTATTATTGACAAAACCTCTGCCCCACCTGATTTCAAAATTATTGTGAAAACATTCTTATTCAGTAATCGCGATAATAGTATTTTCGTTGCATGTTCGAAATTATTATCCGATGTGAAAGATGGCATTTATCCCTATAATACGGATGGTCTGATTTTCACACCAACTCATACCGGTGTCGCAGGCTTGTCCTCCGGACAAGCAGGACCGCTTGAAAAACCTCTGTGGAAACTGAGTTTCAAATGGAAACCACCCCAATATAATACAATTGATTTCTTGGTTCGCTACAAATATGATAAAAATGGGGCAGAAGAGGTACATAACGCATTTGACAATGCCGGTGTAATGGGTGGCTCTGCTGTCACACAATACCGCACTATTGCATTATATTGTGGTTTCGATAAACGTGTTCATTCCTTTATGAATCCTTTCCAAGATTTACTCGATGATAAATATCACGGACAAACCGACGACCTTGAAGACGAATCCGGATACACTGCAAAACCGTTCCAACCAACGAATCCTTATGACCCGAACGCGTGTTTCACAAATATCTTATTGAAAAATGACCAGAATAATCAACTGATGTTTACCGAAGAAGGCGATATTTTCGAATCGGAGATGATCGTGGAATTTAGTTATGACCCCGAAAAACCGAAAGGTTGGCGTTGGGTGCCTCTCCGTGTTCGTCATGATAAAACATATGAATTACGTTCCGGTGTTTCATTGAACTTCGGTAATGCATATCACGTTGCCAATGATAACTGGAAATCGATTCATCATCCAATTACGGAAGAGATGTTAAGCACCGGCGCTGATATTCCGAATGACGAATCAGTTGATGATGTGTATTATAATAAAGCGGATAATGATGGGGTTTCCTATACTGTCGCAATGCGTAATTTCCATAATTTATATGTGAAAAAGAAGTTGATTATGGGTGTCAGTTCGAGAGGTAATACACTCATTGATTATGCTGTCGGAAAAGCAGGAGATTTAAGTAAATGGAAATATTCGAAATTGGCATTTGTATTTGGTGTCGATATATCCAAAGATAATATTTATAATCAGAAAGACGGTGCTTGTGCGCGTTATTTAAATGAGAAGAAAACGAGTAAGCATTTATTCGACGCAATCTTCTTGCCAGGAACAAGCGCTCTGAATTTGAGAGACGGTTCCGCATTCTTTAATGATAAAGAGAGAGATATTGCGATGGCGATTTTTGGACAAGGAAGTCGTGATGCGACGAAATTAGGAAAGGCAGTATATCGTAATTTTGGAAAAGGAGAGAAAGGTTTTAATGTTTCCTCTTGTCAGTTTGCCACCCATTATTTCTTTGAAAATGCGAAAACATTACACGGATTTGTTCGTAATCTGTCCGAGAATACCGCGCCGGGTGGATACTTTGTTGGAACCTGTTATGATGGACAGACAGTGTTTGACTTATTGAAAGGACACGACGAAGGAGCCGGATTCAGTTTATTCGTGGAAGGACGTAAAATCTTTGAAATCTTGAAAATGTATAGTCAAAGTGGATTCACCGATGATGAGACCAGTTTAGGATACCCGATTAATGTCTATCAGGAAACGATTGGTAAACATGCGGTCGAATATTTGGTGAATTTCGATTATTTCGTTCGTGTCATGGAGAATTATGGATTCCACGTGGCAAGTGATGAAGAGGCAATTGGTTTCGGATTTAAACGGGGAAGCGGAAAATTCGGAGAACTGTTTCAAATGATGGAATCGGAATTAAGAATGCGACCAAAAGCCGCTGCGGATTATGGAAAAGCGCCATATATGAGTCGAGAGGAAAAACAGATATCATTTATGAATCGTTATTTCATCTTTAAGAAGACCCATAATGTGAATGCGAAAAAGGCATATGAACACGAGAAAGCGGTGGAGAAAATGGTGGAAAAAGAGAATGCTAAATTTGAAAAGGAAGTGGCGGAAATGATGGAAATCGAAGAATCCGGAAAAGTAGTGATGAAAATAAAGAAATTAGGAAAAAAGAAAATACAAATACAGAATTTCTCTCCAATTATAGAAACACCAGATGAAACGAATTTGAAGAAAGAAATGGAAATAGTGCGAGAGGCGAATACAATACCTATCGAAATACCTGCGAAACATAAGATTACTTTGAAGAAGAAACCAGATTTAGAAAAGGCGAAAAAAGAAGTGGCTGAAGAAGAGGAAGAAAAAGAGGGAGAAAAAGGCAAACGATGCCCAAAAGGAACACGCAAATATAAACCATTAGGAGAAGGATGTTATACAACGGAACAAATTGATGGATATAAAAATCGCAAAGGCAAATAATCCAGAAAAATTATAAATAAACGAATGACACCATAGACATATAAACAAATATAGAAAATTTCGCGGTTACATTCCTATCCATTAATTCTATTACTCCATTATGTCAAACAAATCAACTATTTTACAAGGTTTTAATAAAGTGTTTTTCGATTTTTTTGATGATATTCTTCGTATTCTTCCCGAGAATCCTCACGTAACAGCAGCAATTAATGCTTTTAGCACAATTCGGAAAGCAAATCCTACCGCTATTTGTAAAGGTTGGTATAAATTCGTTGTCAGTCCATACGGCGACCAAATCCAACAAGGTGATGTATCCTTCTTCTTCGATAAAGATTATACAAATGACCTACAGAAACTGAAAAATTCGAATCAAATTCTTGATATTATTGATACTATCCGTGAACCAATGAAAAATATCGGCGACGAAAACCGTGCTCACGTTGCCAAATATATTCAACAATTAAGTCGTTTAGCAACTGCTTATAATCAATAACTCGATGAACAGATAATTATTGAATTATGAAAGTAATATCTTGCGAATGTTATAATAATCTGATATTATTATAACTAACTTACAATGGCCACAACATCGACTATAGTACCTACAACACCATCAGTTACAAACGCTATAAAAACAAAAATAAATACTTGTGATAATTATTTTCTCTATATTTTCCTTTTTTACATTTTCTCATTATATTATGTATTTAAGAAAGAAACCGCATTTGTTGGTTATCTTTTCTTGGTAATCACTTATCTCGCATCAGGTGGTTATTTTTTTAGTGTAGAGAAATCCGGCAGTTTTATTGCCAATGTTTTTCCTGTCAGCAAACCGGCCGTATATTTCGGATTATTCGCCATATTTTTCTTGAATATTTATGCGCTAATACGTATTGTTGATACTTATGTATATATTTCCAGACATAAGGAAACCTTTAATTTTAAAATGACAGACAGATATCGTAAATTTTTGGATCACTTTAATAAATCATTTTTAGTCGGAAATATCTCTCTGTTGGTTGCTATATTTTTATTAAGTTCAAAATTAGTAGGTGGCGGTAGTGTTCTTTATTTATTATTTGCGATAACCACAATATGTACTATTATATGTGTATCCTATGCTCATGAATTTATCCAATTAAAACATAATTATCTGTAGAAAAATTGATACTTGTTGAATTTGTTTTTTATCCAACAACAATAACAAACAACAATAATATGTTATCCACACGTAATTATTCCTCTTGTGGATTTTGGGGAACATTAATATGGTGTGTATTCCTTATCACTGCGATAATTTCATTCATGAATGGTTGTATTCCCAGTCTCGAAGGTACTTGTCCATCTTATATTCACACCACTGGAGAATTAATCGGTTTCCAAGCCAAAAATGCCTCTCATAATCATTATGATGTTTATGGAATTTTCAAATCAGGTCCAATCACTTGTAATGCGATTTTATATGATAAACAACCCAGAACAATTCACGTATCCAATATTACCACGTTTTATGATTATTCTATTGGGTCTAATCACGAGTTATTTGTTTACAAAAAACATATAACTCATTGTGTTATTGATTTCGGATTTACAGAACGAATGAATACCATTTTCGGAATAATTATATTTATTTGTGTTGGAATCGTACCAATAGTCATTCTATGGCATATGCTTAAACCAGATTTGATTTCATATACCAAATATGTAAAACAAGCTTTCCAAATACGACGTCGCAGTTTTATGACAGATAAAGTATATCCCGGTCCAATAATTACAGAAGTGTAAATAGAAAAATATGGTTATGCCACCAAGTATTCCCCTGAAGGATAATGATAGCCCACAAAAACCGGAATATCTTCCTGTCCGCATTCGGTTTTGATTTGCTGTCGAATCTTATTTTGAATCTCTACACAATTCTGTTGAATTAATGATTGTTCTGGTGTATATTCCGCTTTTTCTTGTTTTTTGTTTTGATAAATCGAAAGAGTTCTTGCGCTAGGGTCGGTGGCGTCGGCGACGAAATTGGGCATCCAGCGATAAGGAACCAGTTCCAAGAAATTTTCGTTGAATACCTGTGTCTGGGACCCGACAGGGTCGGGTCCCCCAAAGACCTTTTCAAATACCATCATATAATATTTCTCTTCCAATGTTTTTGGAATATTTGGAATATTCGATATATTCGAAAAACCAGAAAAATTCATTTTATCTAATAACTCTCCATATTTCTCTCCTATTTTTTCTTGTAATACCTCAAATAATGATTTACGTTTCGACGCGACTCCATCACTAAATGCTTCTTTATGACGTTTTATAATTGTTTCAGGCAATGATTGATGTTTGCATGCGATTTCTCTCATCGGTGCTTTTTCGATTTTCGCATTTTCTGGAGTCATTGCTCTTGGTATACGTTGTTCGACAGGTAATCGCAAGTATTCATCGACCACATTAATATCTAAAAATGGGACACGACCTTCCAATCCATTCGACGATATCGATTTATCTGCTCTCAACACATCAAACAAATGTATATCTTTTAATAAACGACGACATTCCAATTCAAAAGACATCGCATCCGGTGAATTATGGAAATATAAATATCCACCCATTAATTCATCCGCACCATCTCCACATAAAACAACACGATTCTCACTTGTCCGAGAGATGAATTTCGACACTAAGTAATTCCCGATACTGGCTCTCACTGTTGTCGTATCATACGATTCAATCGCATAAATCACTTCTGGAATCGCCTCGAAAAAATTCGTCTCGGTTAATATGATTTCCGTATGATTCGAACCGATAAAATCCGCCACTTGTTTCGCATAATATAAATCCTCGGAACCCATTAGACCAATACTATAGGTATCTAGTTTAGAATCCGGGTTTTTCTCTTTTGTGATTCGATTCGCGATAGCACTTACGAGACTACTGTCGAGACCACCCGATAATAAACACGCAACTGGACGCTCTGTATTTTCTATACGGGTTTTGACAGCATTATAGAGAGAATTATAGACGGTATCTAAGGTTGCTACAGAGTTGGTAGGTTGATGGATACGAGGGATACAATAATATTCGTGGGTTTTCACGTAGGACCAGATTTGGTGATTTTGACTGTAATGGAAAACGGAAATGTGTCCAGGGCGGAATTGTTCAACGAAAAACTCGGTGGGGAATGGACTTATCATTTTTAATTCCGAAGAGAAACAAAGCACATTTTGTTGATTATGGGCGAAATAGAGAGGACGAATACCGAGTGGGTCGCGGACAGCATAAAGCGCATTGATATTCGTGTCGATAAGAATAAAGGCGAATTCACCTTCGATGACTTGGAGGAGAGAATCCATACCGATTTTTTTATAGAGATGAATTAGGATTTCGCAATCACTTCCAGTGGTAAGAAGCGGTTGGATTCCGAATTGTTCTGCGAGAGATTTCCAATTATAAATTTCACCATTACAAATTAAATAGATACCATTATGAGAGAAAGGTTGATTTGCTTTTTCGGAACTGAGTCCGTTGATTTTTAAACGATGAAACGCGAGGATAGCATTGACTGGGTCGATAGGAACAATTGCGGAATACTCGGGACCACGGAATTGACCTTTGACGACGGCGGATTCGATGACTTGATTGGTGAATCGATGGGAATCGGCAGTGCGTTTATTATTTAAAAGAGCAAAAATACCACACATAATTAGACAGATTGGATAAAAATATTTCGAATAATGTTTTTATACTTTTATATGTTTGTATCGGGAGAGATTTATTGTTTTATTTTGCGAGTGTTGCGCCGAATAGAACCGCGTTTTATCTTTCTGCTTTTTGATTGTATATTACGGATTAACTCTTGGTCTGAACCACCAGAGAACTGACCAAATGTTACCACACTAAATATGGCTCCAAGTATTGTGAATATGCCATTTATTGTGCCGTTAACAAAATATGGAAGGTGTTGTATTGCGCCACTAATCGTTGACATCATATAATCTGACTGTAAATTAGCAGAGGGCGCAGCAGTAGCATTTGTCGCAGTTGATTCGATATGTTTTCTTTTATAGGTTGGTATTTGAAATGATTCATTATCGTATGTGTTATTTATATCAATGTCAACCGTGTCAGTTCCATTTTCTAATTGAATTGTATATTTACCATTTTCATTATTTGTAATATGTCCCTTCTGCGGTTCGACGTCATTTCCTTTTTTCGTATATACAATTGTGTTTATATCAAGTTTTTGGTGTTGAGTTAGTTTGTTTAATATAGGAGATGTCAGTTCATAATTGAGTATATAATCGTTATTCATGTAAGTATCTATGAAATACCGAAGAACACCACTATCTACGTTTTTAATTATCTTATCGCCTGCAATAAGTTGAATGTTGTACATATTGGTGTCGTTATTTTTATTTATAACTTTCCCAAGCATCCATATTGTTGGAGTGTGACTGGGTTTGTGTTTGGAACCTATGGAACTGACTATTTGATTGTTAAGTTGTGTGTTGTTATAAATAATTAATGCTCTTGTATAGTCAACATTTTGTGTCAAGCGTTGGGCATTAAATACAGGGTTTTGTAAAAATCCAATAACATTATGGAGAGGTATTTCAATGGTATTGAAGTTATCTGGATTAGTTATATAGGCATCGAGCGTTTGATTTGCGTTAGTATCATTTGATTCATGAATCCTTAAATATTTCCCGCTTATTTCATTGGTTCCATTATTATAATTATTAAAAGACCCGATACGGATATCATCTTTGACAAAGTGTTTAATTTTATTAAATACATTAGTTGAAGGTTTTAAAAATAAAACTGGTTTATCGAGAATAATTTGGCTTAATTTTGTATTGTTGTCAAACATGATAAACTGCGGCTGTTGAGTTGTAGCACTTGGAGGGTTTGTAGCACTTGGAGGGTTTGGAGTGTTTGGAGTGTTTGGATCACCTGTAGCACTTGGATCACTTGGAACACTTGGAACACTTGGAACACCTGGAGCACCTGTAGCACCTGTAGCGCTTGGAACAGGTTCTGGAACAACTGGAGCACTCGCGATTGGTTTCGGTTTTGTATATTTTTCTTCGTTTGAAACAAAATAACGAATGTCGCCTTTTTCGGCATAAATCGGTCGTCCTGGATATAGATATGATTTTATTAAATATCGTTCACCATCTAATACTTTTGCGATTGCCCCTAAAAACCATATAGTATCTTTATTTTCGATATTTTGTAAATTTTTTAATTTATTATATGCGTCATGCTTATAAATTACCAAATCCCCGCTCTTTAGTTTTTCGTTATTTCCGATTTCATGTCCAAACCGTGCGCCATTAATAATTCCAAATATGGATGGGTTCACTTGTTGAGAACCAGGTTCTTGAGAACCCATTTTATAGGTATTACCACCTATATATACATATGAAAAACTCAGGGTAGATAAGAATTCAACCTTATTTGTATGATGTACAACATCTGGAATCAAATACAGATTTGATAATTTTTCATTATTTATCTCATTCTCCGTTGATTTTATAAAATGATTGTATGCGTTCATATATTTTTTGTCAGTTTTGCGATAATCCATTGGATGAATTGTCTTACTAATTAACGAAGGATTCACAGTTCCGGTGGTTGAGTCAATTGTCAAAACTAATGGAATATATATTATTTTTTTAGTTGTCGCCATAGTATAGAATGTGATATATTTTCGAATAAATATACCACCTAAATAATGTAATTATTTGTTAGATGTCTTTTATATTTATGCTAATGTATAATATTTAATAGACTCAGGTGAGACACCTTCTTTTATAATTTGTGTTCCATCAGCGCCTCTTACATTTAATTTTATGTCGTATGTTATTGGTTTATCAATATCAATATCAATATTTATTTTGACGACTGTCCCGAAATACCAGTAATTTTGTTGGTCATTTTTGATTTTGTCGGATATAATTACAACATCGCCAATATTAAGTAATTCATTGTTTTCGATCTTTTTGGTGTGCTCTGAAACGGAATTATTATAGCCATTGAAACCAATAAATGGCAATCGAATCATCTGGTCAAACTGAATGAAACTATAACGGACGATAATGTTAAATTTGTTTTCATCTTTATTATATTCTACCTCTTGTACTTTTAATATATCATTAGTGTTATCTATTGTATTAATAAATACATATTTGTCTGTATTTTCATTTTCTGGTCTAATTAAAAAAATTGTGCTGTTTTCGTAAGTCGGTGTAGTAGAACTTATAAAATGAAGATTTTCACTATACTTGCCACGGTTATTGAAGTCTATGCGCATAATATCGTAAATGCCTTGAATATCTGTTGATTTAACCGCATTTACTTTTGTAAAACCTTCTTTTAATTTGGTTATTTCGTTTCGTACGCTTAAATATGGTTCTTCGTCTAGATGTAAATTATCAATACCAGTACTATATTGTTCGATATCAAAATTTTTCACAGATTCTACTTCTACCGGAATATATATGATTTCAGTTCTTGTGTTTGACATTTAATTATACAATAGATTAGAATCATTTTATACATCTTATACATATACATAAAATATTATGTATATGTGAAGAGAGATGGAATGCGGGTTCAGATGACTAAAACTTGCGAGTGCGTCGATTATAATTTTTGCGATTTGTTTTTCTGTTTTGATTCTTTTGACGGCGCTTGGTTTTTTGATTGTTTCGACGAGTATTTCTTTGTTTGTTTTTAGAACCGCCTGATATTGTTATTGTGAACTGGGGAATTCTAATTCTACCGTATCCGTATGGTTTTTGTGCAGTGCCATCCGCACCGGCGGGGTCCTCTTTAGATGACGTTGATACGTTGTAAACAATATAATTATTATTGGAATCCTTAACATTTAACGTTATACCAATATTATCATCACCAATATTAAATGTGGTCACTCTGGCAAATACCCAATTTTCATTATTGGCGTTTGGATCAACATTAAATGTTATCAAGTGGCCTACACTAAGAATTTGTCCTGGCAGTGCACCATTGGGAATATCCACACCCGGAAATTGTTCTTCGGCGAGTCCATCAATTTTTGAAATTTCATCAGAGGCGACGTTTGTTACTGTGTTTTCTGTATTTTTGTATGTGTATTGGTCGTTACTAATACTGAGATCCATAAGTTCTGTGTCGTGTTGGTTGAGGGTTGTTGAAAAATATTTAAGAGCGGTATTGGGGTCATGGTTTATATTCAACAAATTATTTTTAACATCATTCCACTTAAGTAGCGTTGGTGGTGGTGGTGCTGGTGGTGATCCTGGTGATCCTGATGATCCTGATGATCCTGATGATCCTGATGACGAATCTTGTTTAAAATAATAAAAAGACCTAATATTATTATCGGTCAGTATTTTTTTAGCTCCTGACAGACTTTTTAAATTTAGTTTATTCGTGGTTGTTAATGCAGTACCTGTTATCCGATAAACAGTATAATTATTACCACTATTTTTTTCTAAAACCAAATCATCAAGATCGAAGTTGGTTAAATCATTCAGAGTCACCTGTTTGAGACCTTGATAATTATTAGTAGGAGGAGCAATTGTTAAAATATTTGATAGTTCAATTTCAGTTTCAGATGTAGATGTAGATGCAGGTGTAATTTTCATTTTTAACACATCACCATCAGTGACGATTTCTTTAAAAGTCCCGGTACCATTACTTGTGATCATACCTTTTCTGTAAGTTATAGTAAAATTTTCCAAGACCGTTTGTTCTGCACCAAACACATCATCAAAACTCATGGCAGGCGAATCACCACTGCGAGAATTCAAATGTGACACATTTTCTTTAAATTTATCTAACGCGGCTTTAACTTTATCGCCATATTCGTCCTTTGCGGGTATCGCAACCTTACACAATTTTTTATTTTGGTCAAATAACGCAACCACTGGAACATGTATGATTTGAGCGTGTTTTATTTGGGTTACGTCCTGATAACATTTATCGTTTCCTATAACAGTGTATTTGACAGTGGCATTGTTATTGAGATTATCTTTCAAAGCCTCGACCGTCTTAATTTTTTCAAGTGCTGGATATTTACTATACATTTTACAATAAGTATATACAATATTGTGAAATAAATTTTCAATAACGACGCCCATTCTAAAGAAACGTTAATACACAGTATTCAGTCCAAATAAAAAACCCCTTTTTATTCGTTTTTTTCAAATTTATCATATTCAATCCACTAACACCTCTCTTTACTTCCCTCCAATCGTATTCTTAAGTCCTTCTAAAGTCGCGCATAAAGTATCCTGATTTTCCAATAATGTTTCTTGATTATACTTATTAATCTTCTTTTGTTCTTCCAAATCATTAAACACCCGTTCTAATCTTTCGGCTAAACTTTGAACATCTTCGACAAGTGCTTTCACTTTTAATCCGGTCTTTCCAGAATTGGTTTCCATCTCTCTACAGATACCATTAAAGTTTGAACGCAAAGTCGCAGTTTCTTCCTCAACAGTCATTGTAATGGAATCAATGCTGTCGCGTAATGCTCGAATTTCTCTCGCGTGTTCTGCCATTGTTTGTTGATAAAGTTCGTGCATTGTTATAATATCTCCATTATGAGGCATTGTTTCTTGGATATTACGAATTAAACCGGAGAGACCTTCATTGGATAATAATTGTAATTTTTCGGCTTTTTCGAGTTTTTCTAAACGTATAATTAATGTCTGATTTTCCCATATTAATCCGAAAATCAGAATAAATGCCATAAATGTAAAAGTAGTTCCCAAATAAATCAGGAATTGGACAGTGGATTCTTGGTCTTTGAGTTCGGAAAGGAGTTGATGTGCCATTGTTCGTAGGGTCGTTATTTGATTATCGTCGTTAGTTCTGAATGCTTTTCCTTGGATAGAAACTAATTTTGATTCAATTTTTCGAGTGTTTATAATCTAAAAAATGTTATTATGCTGAGGCTGAGGCTGATTGAGTTCTTAGTATATTATCAATTTCAGCGGTTAATGAACGGATTGCAACATCTTGAAACTGTTGAATAATAATATCAGGAATATTTGGATTTATATTTTCGGCTGAGGTTGAGGTTGAGGCTGATTCGGTTTTATTACTAAAATATTGTCCGGTATTGATTCCCGTATTAAATACTTCGGTTTTTGCGGCCGTTGGGGGTTTATTGTAGCCAAAGAATTCACTTAAGTCAATATCATTTGGTTCATTGCCAGTTGGAAGAGAAATATAGTCAATCACTTTGTTTTGATTATCGGTATGTACATAACGACGGTGGTATATATTTGGATCAGTTTCTGTTGATTGCCTGGTTGCTACTTGATTTAGAATTTGAGCGATGGTGTTAATATATTGGTTCATAGCGTTTTGTTGTTCTTGAGTGATTTGACCACCGTTGCCTTGTAATGTGTTTCGCATAGTTTGTAAGGATTGGATAGCCTGACGTTGTTCATCAGGAGTTAAACTTTGATTGTTGGTGATATCATTTATTATGCTATCCAATATGTTTGTTGAAGAACTTGTGGAAGAACTTGCGGGAGAACTTGTGGAAGAACTTGTGGGAGAATTTATATTGGTAGCAAAAATACGTAAACGGTCCAATATATTATTAAATTGTTGTCCCTGTTGTGTGTTTGATAATGGTTGTGGTGATGATGATGATGATGATGATGATGATGATGATGATGATGATGACTGTCTTGATGATTGTGCAAATTGGTTTAGTGATTGCGCAATTTCGTGTAATGTTTCACCAAGAATTCGTCTGTTGGATGGGGTATTATTTCCGTTGGGTGAGGCATTATTTCCATTGAGTGAGGCATTAATTAAATTGATAAGTCTACTTTTAACGTTTCTTACCCCCGCAAACGCTGCTTTCACAATACCATAACTAGCACCTGCGGGCACACCAACCATCAGAGCCGCTGCACTTAAAAGCATCGTTTCTGCTGTGTTTAAATCATTCACCGCATTGGAAGCCGCATTTTTATTCTGGGCTGTCGGATTGGTTGCGGCAGTGAGCAATGCTAAAGCGGCGTCCGATATTTTTTTAGTTGCTGTCTTGATACATTCTTGGGGTGTCAACGATACATTATTTAGTTCATTCGTAAGAGCGGTTATTGCAACTTGTGAAAAATTCTGAATAATACTGTCTACAGGTGGTTGTTGTTCCTGCGCTTGCTCTATTATGGGTATTATGGATTCTAATTCAGACGCAATATTCACAAGCACACCGTTTATTGACTGACCAGTTGACTGAGTATTTGACTGAGTATTTGACTGACCAGTTGACTGACCAGTTGACTGAGTAGTTGTCTGACCAGTTGACTGAGTATTTGACTGAGCATTTGGCTGTTGTTGTGCAAACGCGAAAACTGAACCAACACCGGTCTCTGGTGCTGGACGAATACTTCTTTCTGTTTTTTTAATAGCGTTCACGATTTGTGCTAGTGTATTAGCATTAACATTGTTACCACCTTCCAATAATGATTGAATCTGGTTTAAATCTCCGATAACACGATTTTTGTTCGGTCCTATACTTTGTTGTGCTGAAGATTCTGATAGGGCAATTGACTGAATTGCTGTTTTAAGTTTTTCAATTCTTTGAACAAGTTGTTGTGGTTGATTTTCTATTTCGCCCCTAAGAGTCTCGATTGCAACGGTTTGGAGAGAATTTATTATATTATCATTATCGATTTGTTGTCCTTGTGTAACAGATTCTGGTTGAGTATCTGTTATAGCATTACCAACAGAATTGATTGCGACGTTTTGGAGAGAATTTATTATATCATTATTATCGATTGGTTGTCCTTGTGCAACAGATTCTGGTTGAGTACCTGTTATAGCATTACCAAAATAATCGATTGCAACTTGATTCATATTAGAACTGGGTTGACCAGTTATCGATGTAGAACTAGAACTAGAACTAGAACTAGAACTAGAAACAGTATCATTTAAAAACTGGATTGCAACGGACTGAAGAGAATGAATCATGTCTTCTGTCAAATTTTGAACAGACGGTGATGTGATATTAGAAGAAGTCGTAGAAGAAGCAGCAGAAGAAGTCGTAGAAGTATGCATTGATATAAGTTTTTCAAACAATTGTAATCCGGCTTGTTCCAATCTTTCCATTTCCGGGGTTAGAGGCGTTGGTTTGTATCTTTCAAATTCTCGTTTTAATGTCTCGATTGCGATATCTTGAAATGACTGTATAATATCGTTGATTTTGTTTGTTTCTGGTTGTTGGGTTGTTTGTTGTTGTTGGGTTGTTTGTTGTTGTTGGGTTGTTTCTGGTTGTTGTTGTTGTGTTAATGTGTTGAGAGCAACACCATGTAATGAATTCATAATATCATTGTCTGGAATTGGTGGTTCTACTACGGTTTCTGCTACTTGTCCAGCTGGTGTTTCTGCTGGTGTGGTTATTGATTCCAATGTTTGTTGTAGTGTTTCGAGAGCAATATTTTGAAATGACTTTATGATATCGGCTTGTACTTGTAATTTTGTTGAACCCTGGGGTATTATTGATGTTGTCTTAGAACGCGGTGTTGGGGTTGGTGTTGGTGTTGGTGTTGGTGTTGGTGTTGGTGTTGGTGTTGGTGTTGATGTTGGTGCCGGTGTTGGTAGTGACCCTGTAATCTCTATTTGATTACTAATTGCGTTATTTATCGTGTCAAGCGCAATACTAATAAAACGATTGGGAATCTGTTCATTAGTTGGTAGTTCATCAGGAAACCCTAACCTATCAGATGGTACTTGTACATCACCTGGCTGAGGACTAGGCGGAGAACTTGGCTGAGAACTTGGCTGAGAAGTAGGCTGAGGACTTGGCTGAGGACTAGGTGGAGAAGTAGGCTGATAGTTAGGGTCCAATTTTTTAATGAATACTCGGATTGCATCTTTTTTGAATTCGTTATTTGTTTGATCTAATACGGATGTTAAATCGTTTATGTATGTCTTTATTTGACCTGCATCAATGTTGGTTAATGTAAAATTGGTAATCTCTTTTTTAAGATTTTCGTACAAATTTTTTTCATTATCCACGGAGTGTTGTTTGCCTGAACTGTCACGGTAATTGCCCGTTGTTCTCTTAATGAGATTGTCTAGTTTTTGTGTTTGTGGTTGTTCGATTGATAGTAATTGAGTATTAGGTGCTCCATTTGGATTAAGATTTTTATCAATTAGTTTATGAAAATGATTGGGGAGAATCGGCGTATTTATACCTAACGGTTGCAATTGTTTTTCTGTGTTGCGAGCATTTGGATTTCCATTAAGACCAATGTTAGTGTTTTGTTGATTTGGATTACTAGATAGTTTCGGTAGACTATCTAATTTTTTTTTTAATCCATCTAATTTTCCGTTTAATTCTTTTAGTTTTTTTAGTTCATTTCTGTATTGTGCCAACCAGTCAGTTTTGTTTTCTTCGCTATTATTATTTAGTAGTTCATTAAAATAATTAATTCTGTCATCGTTAAAATTATCAGGATTTTGGATTTTTTTATAGTATTCAATTACATCTTTGTAATACTGATTCCAAGTTACGTTTTTGTATTCATTCTTCTCTATTAAATCACGATATGGTTTAATTGTATTATTTAAATTGTCAATGTCTTCGGTCAATTTTGTTATAACAGAAGAGTCAACTGGTTGTGATTTACTAATCTCATCTACTTGTTTAATCAGTTTATCAATTGTACCATCATTATTTGCGGTTTCTAGCGCTTCATATGCCGCTTTAGCATCAGCATTATTTAGTTTTTTTTTAAATGCGTCATATTTGTTATCAGGTTTTTTGTCATTTAGTTCCTGTATGGTATCGGCATCATTTTGATATTGACTAATTTGTGATTTCGCATCTGTTGCTAAGGTTTGACGTAGGTTTTGTATCTGTTGATTTTGGTTTTCTTGTAGTTTGATTGTTTCATTAATTTTATCCAGAAACGATGTTTTATTGGGTTTGCCTAATCTGTGTTCTGCATTTATATAAATTTGTTCTAGCAACGTATCTAAGGATCTTTTAATATTTGCAAGATTGTTTAATTGTGTATGTTTCCTGGTTTGAAATGTATTTGAAAGAACAGATTTATTGGGATCTTTGTATGTAACATTTTGTATTGACAAGGCGTTGGTATGTTTATTTAAAAGAGTATTATATTTTTTAATATAATCGATAACTGCGGTTTGGTCAAGTTTTGGTATGGTACCGTCGAGTTTCTTAGAAGTGCTATTATTAATTTTTGTGGTTGTTTCGTTCAATTCGTTGTTTAAATTATTAACATACTCATTATAATTTTTGATGAATGCATCATAATTTTGGTGATTTAATTCTAATTTATAATCACTATTTTTATTATATTCCTCAAGATATTTTTCAAATAAATTAGTATCTGCTGACATATCTTATCTTCTTATATTTTATTACGGACTATTTATGTCCTAAACACTTGCTACGTGTTTAACCCTCATTATACCGGCCCATTAAAATATATTTTCCTATATTTCTCCACATCGGCATCACTTAATCGGTGATTCTGTATACATTTCAAGGTTTTCTCCGAGTTTTCCAACATATGGATAATAAAATATAATGAATACATTCCACATTCGGTATTTCCTCGTTGATGTTGTCGGCGATTCATCTGCCAACTAAAATGATATCCAATATCGGCACCTTGTTTCATTATTGTCCTGATTAAATTCGCCACTTCCGCCGGCATTACATCCGCTTTCACCAATTTGTCTAAATCTTTTACCCCTTTTGAACTTGTTGCGCTATCGAAAAAACAAATCCAACCTTGTTTCTTTGACGGGTCCACTTTCACAAAAAAGGAAACCCAATGAGAACCACTTTCATTATGTTTATCCAAGTTAAAAACAGCGCCGAATCTTTTCTTTCCTTCGGCAATCGATTTCTTTAAATCAAATTTACATAGACGATTCTCTACACAATTTCCGTCGCTATATTTGAAATTATAATCAATAGCACTCGTTCCTAAATATTTAAAATCCGCGTATTTGCTTTCATATTGAGCAATTACTTTGTCGATATCATGATTCGACAGCCATTCATTTGGATTCTTATTCCATTCTGCAGGATGTTCTGGCGCGAATAATTCAGCGGCGTATTTGGCACGTTCGGCAGAATCGTCGATTTCTTTCAACAGGCATTTTTCGTGGTCGCATTGGAGCCGTTTTTTCAATTCATTATATAATTCGACCGGGCCGTGTGTTCCCGATATTGGTTGATTTGGATGGTCTTTATTATATTCATCGCGAACGCGCAATAAAACGTCTTTCGTGATACAAGTATTTGCGACAACACTATCTCCCACTTTTGGATTACAATTCAATGCTTTATTGGTTGCACGTTGTTTCCTTGTTTTGCCTCTCTTTGTATCCAAATTCCTTATTGATTTTCTTTTTGTTCTGAATAAATGACGCAACATAATACAATATATTATATTATGATATAATATATAATAGTATCATAGATTCAAATACTTATCGTTTGGTATAGAGTCCTTGAAATAATAGATATAATCCTAAAGTAGCTGTGGAAAATAAGAAAAATTGTTGAATAGTATCCATCTCTCGGAAATCAATTGTTGGATGTCGGTCTACAAAATCTTTGAGTTCATAGGAGAGACGTGATTTGGTACCTTTGAAAGAATTTAATGGAGAGAAACCTTCCCTTACTGATGGATTAATATTTTTCGCGTCAACAGTTGCCATATATTTGGTATCGACAGTAGTTATGCCACTGATATCGACTAGTTTGGCGGTGACTGGGATACAACGACCATCAGATTCTAATGTGGGACGAGTAGTTAATCGGTTTAAGTCGTTTGTCGCACTATAAAGAATGCCGGGTTTGCTTGGGTCAGGATTGGATTTGGTGTCAAGCAAGTTATATCGTGGTACGGTGGTTTCTTGTAAGAATCTAGACCAAAGAGCATCGCCGGATAAGTCAGTATGATTTGCGGAGAATTTGGTATAAGCAGGTTGTAAATCGGCGGTTAAATTGGCGGGGGATTTGAAATAAGAAGCATCGAGTTTACATTGGTATCCTGTGTCATAGAATTTGATTTCACCTAAAGGAGCACTTGTGGGAGACAGAAAAACAGAAGATAAATCGAGAGAAGTTGTTAATGTGTTGGCATAATTTTGAAGAGTGGCGAGATTCGTTGTAAAACTGATACGATTTTGAGAGATATCGGTTGGATGAATACTTGTTGCAGGAGATTTAATATTGATGTTTCCACTACTATCCATACAGGGGGAACCGAAGGTTCCCCCTTGCCCCCTCCTAAGGCGCACAAAGTGCGCCGAATTCGCTCGTAAAACGAGCGAATAAATATCAAGGCTTTTGTATTTGTTATTATAAAAAAAGAACGCCTTGCGGCTTTCTTTTTTTTGTTTTTGTTTGTTTATTATTTTTGATAATTATTATTTTTGATAATTATTATTTTTGTTCGGTTGCTAATTATTTGTTCGGTTGCTAATTATTTGTTCGGTTGCTAATTATTTGTTCGGTTGCTAATTATTTGTTCGGTTGCTAATTATTTGTTCGGTTGCTAATTATTTGTTCGGTTGCTAATTATTTGTTCGGTTGCTAATTCTTTGTTTGCTCAGTATTTGTTTGTATCCATATTTGAAATCTCACTTTGAAGTAAGTTTATCATGTCATCATATGCTTTCATTTCCTCCTGGGAGATATTATTCCTGTCTACGTGTTTTGCTCTCTTTAATGGCGCATAAGTGATATTATCAAGCATTCGTTTGAATTCTTCATCGAACTCCATATTTAAATTTCTAGTGAGTTTGGGAGGTGGGCCGATGTCATCGTTATCCTTGTATTCGATGGTTTTCACGATATTAAAAGTAGGACAGAATAATGTATAGTTCTTATCTGTGGAATAGATGCGGTCGCTGACATCCAAACACAATTTCCAAGCTTGTGGGTCATTGTAAATAACATTGGCGACACCTTTATTTATCATTCTTTTTTGTAAGTTCTCGGCGACAATTGTATAAAACCATCCATACAGGCAAATATAGGCTCTCTTAATCGGTGATGTTTCGGAGTATTGTTCAAATCGGATTTTATGGATAACGCCGATGTTTAAATCGATGAATTTCTGATAGATATATCTGGCACTTGTGTTACGACTAACATTTGGAATCATAATATTGATATTATGATTCAGAAGTTCAATGGTAGAGAATAATCCATTGTTTTCGGGAATCTTGACATAAAGTTCGCGGACTTCAGATTGGGACAATCCGGAGAAATCATATTGGCAATGTTGTTGGGTCATTTTTGGAGAGACGGTTGTGTTAAGTTTGTTCGCTTATTAATGTTGTTATTTTTCTGTTTAAATTGTAAAAAAGTGTTTCAATTTTTGAGGAAACCGTAGGTTTCCTCAGACACCTTCCTTAAGAATTACCATCCTCTCTTCGGTCGGATGGTAAGGAGTAACTAGTATTTTATTATTATTTTAATTAGAGGAGGGGTTATAGGGGGCTTAATTCGCACCAGCTCGCGCGGTGCGAATTTTATACGTTCCCCTAAGAGGAGGGGTTATAGGGGAACCTAGGTTCCCCTAAGAGGAAGGGTGATAGGGGAACTACGTTCCCCTTAGGAATATAAAAAATTGATGTTTCTTATATTAGTACACAAAGTATTCAAAAGATACATCTAACAACTAACAATAATTATGGGAATAAAACATTTAAACCGTTATATGATGACACGTTGTGGTCCTTCAGCCATATCGAATATTCACCTATCCACCTTGAAAGGAAAGAAAATCGTCGTGGACACCAGTATTTATCTATATAAGTATGTTGGAGAGAATTCTCTTCTGGAGAATTTCTTCTCAATGATATCTATTTTCAAATATTATCAAATTATTCCTCTCTTTGTATTTGATGGTCGTGCGCCGATTGAAAAAAAAGAATTAGTTATGGAACGCAAAACAAAAAAAGAAACCGCGGAAAGGCAATATAAGGAATTAGAACAAGCGCTCACCAACGCACCTCCGGAAACAAAACAAGAAATCGCGGAAGAAATGACACAATTGAAAAAACAATTCGTGCGTATTAAAGATTCCAATATTCAAAAAACCAAGGAATTAATGACAGCAATGGGTGTTTCTTTCGTTGACGCCCCCGGCGAAGCCGATGAATTATGTGCTTATCTTGTTATTCATCGACACGCTTATGCTTGTATGAGCGAAGACATGGATTTATTCTTATATGGTTGTCCACGTGTATTAAGATATATGAGTTTATTGAAACACCACGTGATGTTTTATGATTTGGGACACATATTATCCGAATTAGGTGGAGTTCATATCCAAGATTTCAAACAGATATTAGTGATTTCAGGGACAGATTATAATATACACGAGGAGACGAATTTATATGAAACCTTTCGTTGGTATGAAAAATATAGGAAAACCACATTAATGGATGAAGACCGGCCCACATTTCTGCGATGGTTAGGACAGAATACGAAATATGTGAGAGACGAACCGGCATTGGAACACATATTGTCGATGGTTCAAATAACCGCAAAACCCGCGTTGAAATCGTATGATACAATTATTATCGAGGTGGCAAATGAAAATCGCGAGAAAATTATTGAAATGTTAAAAGAAGAGAATTTTATAATGATTGGTGTGCCGGCCAATAATATTCCTGTCCAGGTATTATAATAATTTCCCTTAATTTCAACGTGTTTAAATAAAAAAAATATTGATTTGTGCTACATGCAGACATCAATATTATAAGCCCGTGTTCTTCCTGTCGCCAATTCGGAGAAGGCCTTATAACTCTATCAGTACCGAGTCCATTCCAATTCGTCTGAAAATTTAAACAAAATGGATGGTGGTCTTTTTCATCGGTCCACATACAAATATAAAAAGAAGTACGAGTTTTGTCTTGGACAGTAAATAAATATTGATATTTATGACAACCATTATTACTTAATCTCCATTTTTTAATGTTTTCGCCGATAGTAATAATACCGGATAATTGGGTTTGCACATAATATTCAATAGAAGATGGAAATTCTGTTAAAATCATATGCCCACCTTTCTATTATTTCTATTGTAGAAAGTTTTTCTGCGGACTTTATTGATTGTTTTTTTGTCTTTATATTGTAAAAAATTTTTAAACAGATGATACATAATCTGAATATTGAGTCTTATACTTTAGATGAATTATTTCAATTATTTGACTTAGACCATCAATTGACTGAAGAGAAAATGAAAAATGCTAAAAAAAAAGTTCTTATGATTCATCCTGATAAATCGAAATTAGACCCCAAATATTTTGTGTTCTATAAAAAAGCCTATGAAATGGTTTTAAACATTTACAAAGAACAATGTCGTCATATTGAAGGTGGGTCTAAAAATATGGTGGTCGGAAATCAACGTGAATCTATAGGAGAACCAGATAAATATGTGAGCAAACAAATTCAAGAAACTATAGAGACAATGGGACAAAATAAATTTCAGGAAGAATTTAATCGTTTATATGAAGAGAAAGCAACCAAACGTATTGATGAAAAAAAATTCAATTGGTTTCGAGAGGCAAATGAATATAATGTAGATGGACAAGTGAATTCTAAAAATATGGGACATATGATAGAACAAGTCCGGAAAAAACAAAGCAATGAATTAATTCAATACCAAGGTGTACAAGATTTCAGATATTTCGGAAAAGGTTCTAATTATTTTGATGATGACGATGATAATTCCAATAGTTATGTTGAATGCGACCCATTTAGCAAATTAAAATTCGACGATTTAAGAAAAGTCCATAAAGACCAAACAGTATTAACAGTTTCCGACTCGGATTATCGAGGACAAAGATATAAAAATGTTCAAGAATATCAAATGGCGAGAGAACAAGAAACAAACGCATTGAGTGAAATAGAATCAAAAAAAATATTAGAAGAAAAACGCCGACAAGAACAAATTGAAATAATGAAAAAACAATATCGTGACCAAATAAGTCGCTCTCAAAATGAACAAATGCAAGAACAAGTGAGAGGTACTTTCTTACGATTAGAAAAATAGTTCTAGCAATTCTATAGGAAAATTATAAATAAAATAATTCGGCATATAAGTTTCTTTCATTATTGTCCTGTATATTCCAAATATAAACTACGATGGATCATAAAAGAAATGATGTTACTCCTTTATCAAAATTAGGAGAGATGGGTAATGGATATCCTGTACAAACACCGAATTATGGATATAATGGCGGGTCATTTAGTCAAGGTTCAACACCTTCTATTGGAAGTATGGGACAGATGACACAACAACCTATGATGTCTCCTGTCGGTGGCACTCAATATCAACCTTTAAATATTCATCAAAATCCATATGGACATCCTCCTCCACAAAATATGCCCCCGATGGGACATCCCGGACATAGTAATATGAGTGGTGGAGGAGGACCTGGTGGACAATTGCATACAATGAGTGTAGAAGAATTGCGCAGTAGTCGTAGTGGTCCTTTAAACGCCCCACCAATGTTTGATACGAACCCGCAACAACCGATGTTTGATACACAACCTCAAATACCCTGTAGAGGTGTAGAGATGGATCCGACAAGATTTAGTAATGATCCGGAAATTCAGCCGAATTATTTGCCTCCCGCGAAATTAACAACCGATTATTTAAAAGATTTCGAATTAGAAACTGCGAAATTAGCGACAGAATATCAAAAAGATAAATATAGGAAGGACCATTTGGAAAATGTTTGGGGAGAGATACAAATACCAATTCTGTTAGGTGTTCTTTTTTTCTTGTTTCAAATGCCTTATTGGAATATAATAATGTATCGATATTTGAAAGTGATTGGATTATTCGGAGAGGATGGAAATATGAATATTTATGGTATTTTTGTAAAATCCGTATTGTTTGGAATATGTTGTTATGGCGTAACTTTATTATAATCAAGAGAGATATTATAGGTATAGGATATATCATAATGTAAATATATATTATGATATCGTTAGAATTAGATACACAGGATATAAGGTTTTATTTAGCTAACGCATTAGGACACGATTTTATTCATGATATGAATATGTCGAGTTCGATGGGAAGGCGACGTTGGGAAAAAGTAAAAGATACTGCTCTCGTATTGTTAGAAAAGATTGTAACAAAAAATGAGGATAGTGTCAATCAAAATTTGTTGAGTGTATTCAATGCTGTATCTCCTCCCTTTCAAAGAGGAGGAACTGGCTCTCAAACTATGTTGGATACACGAATGATGAATATATTTCGTTCTCCTGTTCGAGAGACGAATCAGTCGGTTTCATATTTTAGTTCGGCGATTAAAGATTTAAAAGATATTTTCCAAGAATCTGCTCCAGAAAAATTTGAAAGATACTTTTTTAAGATATTTTTATCTTTTTATAGAAACATTGTATTAGACCATATTAAAAAAAGTGAATCGCAACCTATGAATTTTCTCTCAACAATATTTGGTTTAACAATATTAAACACAGAAATATCAGGTGTATTGAAAGAAAATATTAGTATTTCTGGAACAATTGATTTAATATTAAAAAAAATTGTGTTATTATTATTTTTTATAACTACACCTTCTTATAATCAGATAGACTATAAAATATCTCTCGACAGTATTCAGAATAATAATGATAATATTGATGTATTTGTTGGAGAGACAATGTTTTATTTATTTGGACTTATAGAAAATCCTAATAGAGTGAAAACTATTGAAGAAGTTGAGAGATTATTTGCCACTTATATTGAAGAATTACAAGAGGAAACTAATGAAAATCAAATGAGAGGTGGTACAATGACAGCATCAGATATCGATATTTCACCAATTGTTAGAGAGATTAATTCTATTATCTCTCCACCACTGATTACTGTGTTTGCCAATCGAAATGTTGATAATACGGAGAATAAAAAGAAACAAATTGATGATGTTATTCAGAGGGTTTTTCCGAGAATCGGAAATATTGATACACATATTGATGCTTTATTATCACAAAAACGCATTACACGCGTTACAGCAGAATCGTTTGTGCGCAAAATGAAAACAATATATGCTGTTAAATTAGAAGATGAAGAAGCAAAAATAAAAGATATTAAATCGATGAATCATATAAATCGTGTCTTTGCCAATAACGCATTAAAAATAATTGGTTATGAGGAGGGAGAGGAAAACCAAGAATATTTCTCTCCAATATTAAAAACTCAAATCGAAATATTAAATGATATTAAAAATAAAAAAAATAAGGGAGGCAAAATCGATTCAACATTATTAGAATCTGTTATGTTACATATTGATGAAACACAAACAAACGCGCGCGACTCTATCGGTAATTTGAACAATAAATATATTATTAACAATGCGTCATCTCTAACAGAAGAGGATAAACCATCTGTAATTTGTCCGATTACATCTGTCATTGATTCTATGTATAACTGTCCAAGAATTGAAATGGATAATACAGGAATAACCAATAATAATATTATAGTATCTCTCCAAAATGAATCCGGTGATTATTCTTATTCTTATCAATTAATAAAACAGAATACGAGAGATAATTATGAATTGTCGATTTCTTGGAAAAGCCCGAACCAATCGTATAATGGTTCATCCACGATTTCTTTTAAATTGAGTGATAATAATATATTAACAGCGAGTTCTGTATTAAAAAGAACTCTTGAATTTTTAATAACAAAAGCAAATGAACAAACTGGAATAACCACAGACTTTTGGGAAGATATTATAAATAGTACGAGAGATTCTCTCGAGTTAATGAAATATGGATTAATAAAAAGTGGGGGAGATATTGGACAGGAATTAACAGCATTAACAATCCAAACTAATAACCCAATTGTTTATTATGCGAATGACCGACCCAGTGGTTGTCGATTTGTATTTTTAAAACACGCAATCCAAAATCCACAGAATAATGCTGTTGGTGGTTATTCTGGATTGTTTATACAATATTTGTCGATATTTCAGAGAGATAATTCGCAAAAAAGACAAATAAATGATGATAATGATTATAGCAATAACAATACAAAAAGACAAAGAATTAGAGGTGGAACAAAAAAACGACGACAATCACGAAAACAAAATTGTCGTAGGAAAACACGAAAACACAAACATAAAAAATAAAAAAATAAAACCGCCCAAAAAATAAAAATAAAATACCCGGACAACTAAAATATTTACTCCTTTTGAAGTTTATATTTTCCATCTACTTTAATTAATCTTCCAATTAATTTCGACGGTTCTTCAAAATCATAAATCTCCGCACTTCCTTTTTTCCTCAAATATTTAACTCCCTTAATTTCAATTGTTTCCATTGCCACCTCCACACGTTTCACATTTAATTCTTTATTCTCTGTCGCATCTTGTTCCAAGGTAGGATAGGAAGAAAACTGGTTCGATTTTACTTTTCCGAAATCATAACATACATATTCCTCTCCTTCTACTTGATTCTTTCCACGATGGAGAGAACAATCCATTGCTGTTTCCTTCACCGCTTTCATAATCTGTCGAGTTATATCCTGTTTCATTCTAGCAATTTCATATAAATATTCATCACTCGATATCGGTGTATGAGTTCTACGACTAACATCATTACGAACTAATTCAATATTTTTATCACTTGATTTCTGCTCTTCTGAGAGAACGGACATATAGAAAAATACGCGCACTGTTTGTAATTCGACAGGAAGATTACGATGACTACAAATACGACGTGCACGACCAATCACTTGTTCAATACGTACCCAATTCCAATAAGGTTCTAAAATATGAACATATCTGGTGTTTTCCAAACTGATACCTTCAGCACCCGATGCTGTAATCATAAATACTTTAATTATCTCTCCATAATAATTATTCGAAGCAATTTGTGTTAATTGTTCTCTCAAACGATCCGGAACTAAACCCCAATTACTATTATAAATATTACGAATCATCTCTTTTGTTTCCGCGGTTTCATTTCCTGTATATAACACGAATCGCTTTCCACTTGCGCCAGATTCTTCGGTTTCTGTATCCTCAATATACCACTCTCCATCCGCGTCTTTTCCTAACTTGAATTCTGTATATCCATGTGTCTGTAAAATAAGTTTCATAATACCAATACCTTCTTGAGTTAGGAAATTACTATAAACCAAATGAAGACCAGTATGTTCGGCATCCTCAATATTTTCCAAGACGTGTAACATTTTTGGACTATATTTAGAGAGACCTTCTTTGGTTAAACATTCTTCACGATGTGTGTATAGATATTGTAGGGCAGCGCGAATTGAGGATTCATATCTCTCCGCAATTTCTTTTTTATCTTGTGCCATTGGTTTTTCATTTGCCTCCGCAACTTCTTCTTCTGGTGCCAAGTTTCCTAATTCGTGTGGAACCTCGATATCTTCCTCTCCCTCTCCTTCAACATTTTTCCCTTTTTGATATATTTTCTTTGGTTTTCCGGGTGGGTCTGGATAAGCAAAATTACAAATCGAACGTGATTCTGAACGATAACTCGTCGATGTTTTCAAATCTTCCACCAATCCAGCTTTTCTTCTGTTTTTCTTATCTCTTTCTCTCTCAACACCTCTTGCAACACTATAAGCAGTAAATTGATAATCACTCATAGGAACTTTTACTTCAATAAAATCGGTTTCTTGATTATATCGGGGGAATAATTGCTCTTGTGCACTACGGAAATAAGATGTTAATCCCAATACACGTCTTTGGAATAAATCAACATTTTGTAAAATACCAGTTTCAGGATTCACAAAAGTATTAATAAAAGCATCCACACCATCTGGGAGAGATTTATTCAGTTCTAATTTAATATTTGCGGTTGTGACTTCTAATCCGTGTTTTCCTAATACGGCCACTAATCGGTCAATCATTTCTTGGTCACTGATTTGTCCGAGTTCATTAAAAGTAACACCTTTATATCTCTCTTCGGTTGTCGCTCCACCTCGGAAAGGATTGGAACTGCCAGTGTTTTGTGCCTCTCTTAGATCCTTATAAAAATCATCATCAAAATTCGTATCCACATTTCCAGTTCCTTCAATACCATCGCGATAATCACGATAATTTTCTAATTCCTGTTGGATTTGTGCGGTATCGTTTTTATCGGATTTCTTCTCTCTCTTGGCACCTCCTTTTTTCACATCAACATCGCGTTTAAATTCATTGACAAAACCAAAAGGATTACGAGTAATTATTAGATTATCTCCACTATATTCCAAATAATCATAGAATCGGAATTTCTCTTTTTCCAATATTTTCATAATAAATTCTTTATTGACACGCTCTTCAACGCGTTTTGTAACTGTGATAGGAATACGCCAAGTTTTAATATAACCTCTCAACATATTGAATAAAACCGCGATTTCATTTGGATAGTTAATAATAGGAGTTCCTGATAAGAATACAATTTTCGCATTTTGTGCTGACATTATATAATCATAAATACGCATAATCACAGAAGAACGATTCTTATCTTTTATTTTATTTGTAATCGTATTCGCAATATTATGAACCTCATCGACAATTACTACACAATTATCAAATGGATTGCGAGAGAAATTTCCACTGAGTGTGCGTAATTCTCCTTCTTGCATAGTGAAAGTAATATTCGTGTATTTGGCACGAATCATTGCTTCTAATTGTTGGTCGATTTTCTTTTGTTCTTCTCCCGACAGATTCGCATAATTTGCTTCTTTGCGTATATCGACTAGCCAAGCACCACCATTACGACGTACATAATCCGTTTCGAGAGATAAGACACGAGCAAGAGGTGCGATTAATTGAGGTTTCGCACTGGTATCGACAAATTCCCAATAGTAATTTTTACGATACATTTCATCACCGCATTTTTTCAATTCACTTAAGAAGTTCGTTTTCAGAGATGCGCGAGTCATCACAAACACGTGTTTATTGGTTTTCATACCTTCCGCAATAGCAATCGATGTACAAGTCTTTCCCGAACCGAGTCCGTGATATATAAGAAGACCTCGATAGGGTGTATAAAGGTTTAAATAATCACGAACAATACGCTGATGTGCCATTAATTCAATATCAGTTCCACTGGATTTAATAGTATCACAAGAAACTTCATTATCAGTATTATCCAATTCAGAACGATAAGGACGAAGCAATTCTTCGATTTTTTGGATAAATAAACGACGATTATTCATATAATAAGTGGGTGCTCGGATAATATGTTTTTGTTGTTCTTTTGGGAGACGTTTTTCTAATTCAAGCACTTTCATCTCTCCAATATCGATTTCCTCTTCTTTCTTTGGTTTTTTCGTGATACGAATTTTAGGTTTTACTTCTTTTTCAGGTTCTTCTTTTATCTCTCCAACTTCTTCGATAATTGGTTTTTCTTCTCTTTCTTCTCTTTCTTCTTTTTCTCCTTCATCTTCCTCTCCAATAATTTTTAATTTTTTGATTTTCTTAACTTTCATTATTTCTTCTTCACCTTTTTCTTCTTTTTCTTCTTTTTTCTTCTCTCCCACACTTTCAAAAACAGGTTGTTTTCTTTTTAAAATATCAATATCGATTTCTTTATCTATCGTTGTTTTCTTATCACTTGAAATAACAATTGGTTGAGGATAACCAGTGAAACCTTGGAGACGATTCATAATGTGTTGTCTATCGATTTTCACTTTATCACGACGGTCAATAAAAAAAGGTGATTTTTCAACAGGTTCTATAATTGGTTTTCCAGTATCGGATTCACCTATATCTGATTCGAAAATAGGATGTGTTTCTGGTATTTCTGGTTGTTTTCCTACAATTGCTGTAAATTCTTTTTTTGTTTTCGGATTCGGTCTTTCTTTTAATTGATCGAGAATAGCCAATGGATTCATTTATTTACAATGATATATTACAATAATATATTATTTTCATTTTGTATCCTAACAGAAGTATTATAACCTTTTCAGTTGTACAATAGATAATTCACCTGCTATTTGCTCTGCTTTCTTTTTAATTTTATGTGTTCCTTCTCCTAAGAATAAGAATATTTTTCCACCATTATCAGCAATTGTTTGATGAATATCTTGAAAATTACTAAAGTTGCTAACAGGCACTGATTGTGTGTGTCTTAAATTATAAATATGTTGTCCAATACATAAATAGACTCCCATATGATATCCTCTTTCTGGATGATGAGCATCAATTTCCATATAATGAGGTGTCACCTTGAATTCTTTTTGGATAATTACCTGTAAAATATTCTTATAATTATCATCATTGCGTATTAACTCCATCCAATTTACGTGTTGATCAAATACGGATTCCACAAATATTTGTGCGAAATGAAATCCAGGTCCGCTTAAGAATGTATGTTGATAAAGTCCGGCATCATCGTGGATAGGAATCTTATTGAAATCGAGAAATAATGCTCCCAAAAAGGCTTCAAATAAACACCCCAGTTTTTTCAGATTTGTTCTTGTTTCTTTAGATTCCATACTTTTCGAAAGCAATATCCATCGGTGTAGGCCCATTTCCATCGCGATTTTACCAATTGCTTCATTCTTTACTAGGGCGATTTTCTTTTCTGTCATGAATCCTTCATCTTCTTTGGGGAAACGTTGATAAAGATACCATTTAACGATACATTCGAGGACACCATCACCTAAGAATTCAAGGCGTTGATTCGATTTAGTAGCAATTTCGATACAGTTTTCGGGTTTTTTTGCGACGATGATTTTGCGTAATTCATTTTCACTATCGGAAACACGAGTATAAGAATCATGAACAAACGCGCGCCTGTATAGTTTCATATTTATAGGATTTGTATTTTGTATTCCATATTTTCGAAAAATAGAAATAACATCTTGTTCAGTAATTTCTATATTTAGAGGATTATAAGGATCAAAGAGGAATATTTCCTCTCCATTATCATTTTTGATAATTGTATAATCTTCGACTGTTTGTTTAGGCGATTGATACTTGACGGAATTCATTTCTTTTAGGGGGAATAGAATACGAATACTGATACATTCTTTGTTTCTGTCCGGTAATCAATTTTTATTAGAGGGGGGTATAACCGTGTAAAGGATACGTGCGGAATGTATAAATAAAAATGGTTTTATTAAACTCTGCCAAAAGATCAAGAAATGCCGGTCAAACTATAAATCAGGATCAAGGAGGAGGATCGAAAAAAGCGGGTCTCGTACCTATGGCCGCACCCACTATGAGTTGGGGTCGTGGAGTATCTGGTTTAACTCGTAATGGTAACACCAGACACGATTATTCTACCAAATACTTGGATTTGACTTTTAACGGTACCCGCCAAGGTTTAAGAATATATCCTGGAACTGGTGCTCCTGCTAACCGTCAAACCAAAGTGCCTAGTCAAACTCGTCCTATTGGAACTAGCGTGAGTATCCGCACATTCAATATGTTCTAGGAGGGGCTTAATATTCGCACCGCGCAAGCTGGTGCGAATTAATGCCCCTCCTTACCACCCATAGAACGACTCATTAAAAAGTGGATGCCCCGAAGGGGCATCATTTTAACTAGGAGGGGCGGTAGCCCCTCCTTACCACCCATAGAACGACTCATTAAAAAGTGGATGCCCCTTCGGGGCATCATTTTAACGGTCAGGGAAAATGGGTCTCTATAAATTAATATTTTTACAATATTAATTTTATTAATTGCGTTTATTGTATTCATTAGTGTTAATTGTATTCATTAGTATTGATATTATTAGCGTTTAGTGTTTGTGTTGGGCTCCTTGATTTGCCAGTTTGTCTGCGTTTTGATTTCCAACAGAATGTATATCTGTTTTTCCTGTGTGTGCCTCTACATAAATAAATCGAATATTATTATTGATATTGTTGATATTGTTGATATTATTTGTATTATATAATTCATAGACTTTCCGAACTAATTCTTTATTCGGTATATCTTTTTTCCAATTGTTATTATTACATTTCTCTCCATAATCTGTCGCGCATCGGATAGCATATGTAGAATCGCTTACAATGCCTATCCGTTTACCTTCACGAATATCGAGAGAAATAATTGGATATAATTCAATTAATGCTGTTAGTTCTGCGATATTATTTGTTACACGTTCGCCCGTTATGTGTCCGGATACATTACGTGGGTCATCTGTTCCGAAAAAGATTCCAATACCAGCAGATGCTTTATTTGAACCATTACCAATACAAGAACCATCTGTATAAACATAATAATCCGGTTCGAAATTATCATTATTATCCACCTTTGAATTTTGGACAGGAATTATATTTTGTTGTTGATTGTTTGAGAGAATAAATTCTTCGGCTTTTTCTCTCGTATCGAATTTCTTATATTTGGCATTTTTGTATCCTTTCACAGATTCACAACATTCATTCCAAGAAGTAAATATTCCGATATTTTTCCCATTTGCGACAGCATAAAAAGACATATTATGGTTGATTGATAATTAATAACTTACTTATTAATAATATTTATATTGACTAATAAATTCTATATTGACTGGTTTAATGTTTATTTTTTTTAGTTTTTCTATTTTTCTTGGATTGTTTATTTTTTCCAGCAGTTTGACTTGATGGCACTAATGATTCTATGTCTTGTACCGCATCAAAAAAACCCTTTAAATCTTGGTCTTGTAATGATTCTATAAATTTAATAAATATGACATGTTCAACCTGAGTAATCTCAGGTTCACCATCACCATAACGTTTTTTTTGGATAAGAATTAATAACATATCATATATTCCGTTATAGTGGTCATTCATCATATTACGGTGGAATATTTTTTCTGCTTCCGCTGTGTCATCGATACGACCTTGTGACATAATTTTTTCCATAATTAACTTCGCACATAACGCATAAACAAAACTTGTTATTTGTTTATCTGTTTTTTTTTCAATTGATAATTCTGAAACTGTTTCCTGATTATTTTTTTTGGTTCGTCTAAATGGGTTTCTACTAAAAAGTTTCATATATAATATATAAACATATTTTTTGGTACGGTCTAAATAATAATATCTATATTGCTAATTCCCATAAGAATCGCATATCTTTTGCTAAAGTACTACTCACTACTTTCGCATCGACAGACCCATAGAATTCGCCATTCTTTTCTGTTTCTTTCCAAATATTTCTTTTACTTTTTCTCTCTTTCTTCAAATAAAAATCATATCGATCATGAATTATTTCTGCCGCTATTTCCAAATCAATGGTTCCTTTATAAACCTTGTTTAATAATTCGTTGAGTCGCGCGTTCCGCGCTCCACTGGTCGTACTTATATCATCATATTGTTTATCTTCTGTTTCCATTTTTCTTAATAATTCCGAATGTGGCGAATTCATCCCATAAAAACATCCATCTGTTTTTTTCTGAATATCAATAATGTTTTTTCCCATCTCAAGAGAGGCAATCTCTCCTGTTTTTATATCTCCGAATAACCAACCACAAGGATAATCTCCTGCATTTTTCTCTACTAAATATTCAATAGCATTATCAATGGTTGTCCCATATTGTGCTGATATTCGTGCTCTACAAAATATAGGTGTCTTTCGTCCAGATTCGAATTCCACGGAATAAGTAGTATCACTAATTGTCGTTTCACACCCGATAATTCCAGTAGAGGAGATATACCAATCAGCCGATGAAAATAATAATCCGGGACAGGTTTGCATAATAAATGGGTTTCCTTTTCTCTCAGGTGGGATAATAGTCATAATAATATTTGTAAATTCTCCCATATATTTTTCACAATGAGTCGTATGTGCCATAATAATCTCTCCTGTTGCAGTGTGAGAGCCAGTTGCGATAAAAGCGGAACATTGTTCTTTTTTGGATTTCTTGGGAGGCCAACTGGTCGCTGGTGTACAAGCATAGGAAAGAAAAGAATTCCAAGCGATTAAATGTTGAATTGTGAGAGATTTTGGGCCTCGATTCTCTTTAGAACCGTCAATCATTCCTTGAAGTTCTTGATATAAATCAGGATAATCAGCGATAATAATTGGTTCTATCTCTTCTGTTGAACGAGTTAAATATTGTTGGAAAGGAATTGTAAAATAATCGTTGACTTGGCGTCGAAGGAGAGGTAAAATACGATGAAATTGTTTTGCTAATTTTTTTCCGTGTTGGAATCCTAATTCATAATGCGTGTTTCCTGAAATAGATATTGTAATAGTTGGTGTGATTTTGGACATATATTATATGTGGATATTGTTAGAGGGGACACATATACGAATGTGGGGGTCTAATAGACACTTGTCAATCTGTATATACTAATATACAATGGCAATGTCTTCGATGGGAACAAGTGGAGTAGGTCGTTTGTTAAATACACCTCTCGGACGCGTTTTTATTTCAGTATTATTAGGTCTTGGAATCGCGGCTATGTTTAGAAAAGTGTGTGAAGATAAATCTTGTATTAATTTTAATGGGCCTGTAATTGATGAAACTACAGGAAAAACATATAAATTTGGAGAATATTGTTATCAATATGAAATGGTACCGGTGAAATGTGATTCAACCAAAAAAACCGTGCCCCTGGGGTGAACCGAAGGTTCCCATAAGATGTGCGCCGTGTAAACTGGCGCACATCGAAAACCCCCTCCTCTAATTAAAAATAATATAAAAGCCTAGTTATTCCTTACCGTCCGAACGTAGTGAGGATGGTAATTCTTAAGGAGGGATCATCTAGATGCGCGCCGTGTAAACTGGCGCGCATCTTTTGGAACGCAGTTCCCTTATAGGAGGTGGTAATTCGATGCGCACCAGCTTGCGCGGTGCGCATCTTATGGAACGTAGTTCCTCCTAAAGGGATATAAAATTACACTCTTAATAATTTGTATTATTTACGATAACGTATAATATTTATTTTCCGATTTTATGAGCCAAATATTCCGTATGACATTTGACCCCCAACCATTTTTTGATTTATTAGATAAAATAACAATAAGAAGAGAACCAACAGAGAATCACTATGTTATAGATATTCCCGCTTTTAATAAAATGTTTTTTTTAAATTTGCATAATGATTTTTTAAAATTATTACGTCCTTATTATCATCATACAAAATATGAATATTTAGATCGTAAATTAACCTATAATTCTTTTTGTACAATTGTTCGACAGATATGTAATCATTGTAATATAGAATATTCGAAAAAAATTGTATATTTTAGGTCAAAACATCAAATTGAATATTTCATAGGGGGAACCAAGGGTATTATGTGCGCACCAGCTAGCGCGGTGCGCACTTTCCCCTTACCCCCTCCTTAAAATTATAAAAGTCCAGATACAAGGCATATTTACCCCCTCCTTAAAATTATAAAAGTCTAATCACAACGCATATTTACAAGAATTTTTTTAAGAAACTCCTTCTATGTTCGGGGAGCATTCCATGTTCCTGAATACCATCCATATGTTTTTTGGTTCCATATCCCATATTTGTATGAAATCCATAATTGTCCTTCCATTCTGGATTTCTTTCACATTCTTCTAACATATATTCATCTCTCGCACATTTTGCCAATATCGATGCTGCCGCAATACTCATATAATGTCCATCTCCTTGTTCAACAGTAACGTGTGGCATTGTTAATATCGTATCCGATGTCTCATCAAACTTAATATACGGTTTAAAATAATTCCCATCCACTAATGCCAATGTACTTTGATAATCAGTATCAGACTTAATACCAATCTGTCCACATATATCATCCAAACACCGATGCATTAATACCATAACTGCCTGTAGAATATTGATACGGTCGATTTCTCCCGCTTCAGCGTATTGGATAGAATAAGCAACCGCATAAGTCTTAATATGTTCTGATATTTCCATAATCTTCTTATGTGATTTAATTGTTTTACTATCTCTCATCCATTCATAATGAAATTCTGGATGGTCTTTTGGTAAAATAACAGCGCCGACATAAACACGTCCATATAAGGGACCTCTTCCAGCCTCATCAATCCCGATTTCAAATCGATTTGATTCATTATAAAAACGATTTAGGACAGGTGATTCACGTCGAACTCTTTTCTTTGTAACAGGCGTTTCTTTGACTACAGGTGTTTCTTCTTTTGGTTTGGGTTTTACAATACGTTTCACACGAATACGGATAGGTTCAACAGATTCCATTTTACTTATAAGATTAGGTAATAATTATATTCTTTTCATACAGTTTACAAAAATTGTATCAATTTTTTAGTTCGGCGCCCTTGGACAGATATTTTTACAATGACAATATATTAACGGATAAATCAAGAAATGTTGAAATCATTATTACAATCAAAAAATCTGAAATTCATCCTATTGGTTTCCATCGTTTTAGTGCTTTTAGTAATAGTTTCCAGCCTCTATCCATCCATGGAAGGATATGTAAATTATAGATATTCATTGAATCCAAATTCAACCGCTGTAATTAAACTATATAACCCCTCTACAAATTTGGTTAAAATTTTCGATAGTTTTTATTATGACACTACAAATGCGAACGTTATTGTTGTGAATGGTTCATCGTCAGTAGCATCGGCACCTTATTCTACATCTCCCGCACAGGTAAATAATGACTCTTCAGAAAATTTAATATCATCGATTTGGGTATATGATAGAAATCCGAATATATCTCCCGTATTTCTCTTACAAACTAGTGGAACACCAGTTACACAAACATCCGATAGTAGCAAAAAATCATCGATTGATTCTCTCAAAAGTTCAATGACGATTGCTAGTCCTGAAAATACGGAAGTTATTTATGTGTCTTGGGGAACAAATACTTATTTAATATCTTTAGATTGTTCTGCTGTTAATAGTACAGTATTATTTGGTAATTATTTTTACTATAGTGGTTCAGTTTCATCTGCTAATTCTGCAAATCGACTTGATTTGTCATTTTCACCGACATCATCGATGTATGTAGATAAAGCAGGAACTGATGGCACTCTAATGATGGCAGGACAATACAGTAAAAATAAAATATATCAGATTACAAATGATATGTATTATGATTATCGAAATGATAATATTGTTTTATTAGATATTGATTCAAATAATAGTAATAATAATAAAACTTATGTATTAAAACGCAAAACAACAACAGCAATATATGATTACAACAGTTATGATTTAAGTTATAATATTGGAGCACCAGATACTGAGAGAACAGAAATATCAAGTATGAAACATTCAAGTACAAATGTACCTTATATTGTTCAACCAAAACAGAGCACTGTTCTAGCATTAGTTTGGCCAACTGGCGATAATACATTAATTGCTACTATCCATAAAACACCACAAGCACAGCAGTATGGTAGTGGAGTAAATTCGAATCGTTATAATTTATATAGTGTGGCAAGATTTACACCGAGTGGTATCGATGCTGCTTCAACAACGCCGGTAACAAGTGGTACCGATGCTAGCGCAAATAAAGACGCAAGTGGTGTTGACCAGAATGTATTAGATGCTTTTACAAAATGGTATATGTATTGGAATAAATATTATGACAAAAATACGGCTGAAAATGGATACAGTGATGATTATTTATTGAAAACACAGATTGTACCTCCAGTATGTCCTAGTTGTCCTAGTTGTACTAGTGGAAATGGTGTATGTACTAATTGTGGAGGTCAAGGTGGAAGTGGAACCCAATCGAGTGGAGGAAGTTCTTTGGCGGATGTAAAAGGACCATCATCAGCGATTGCGTCAGTTGCTCAAACAGGTGGTACTGCGTATGGACAGACATTAGATACTTTAAAATCGGCAGGTTCAGGAGCAACAAATTTGGTAAGAGACGTTGGAACTGGTGCATTAGTTGCGGGAGCAGTGGGAGTAGGAGCAGTGGGTGCGGCGGGTTCTCAAGTGTATGGTGATGTAAAAGAGGCGGGTTCAACTATATATGGAGATATTAAAGGTGGTATAGGTTCTGTTGCGGGTGGTGTAGGAAATGTAGTAAGTGGAATTGGAAGTGGTGTAAAAACATTATTCGAGCCTCGTTTTGGATATCAACAATCCTATGGAGGACCCACTGCTCAAACAGCATCACAATATGGATATGTGCCGACACAGAATTATATGACACAATCAGGGACATATAATCAAGGACGATATGATCAGTTTAGTTATGGAGGAGCGAGTCCATCGAAAGGAAGTAATTTTATACCTTTAACAGCGGATTTTAGTTCCTTTAGTAAGTAGGGAACCTGCGGTTCCCCTACGACCCTTCCCTGGGAATTACCCCGCGAAGCGGGGTAAGGAATAACTAGGCTCTTATCTATGTTTTTTATCTAGTTTTTTATTTAGGTTTGTACATAGGCTTTTACAAAGGAATGTCGACCTTTGGTCGACATTCCCTGTAACAAAGCATTTCAATAATATTTATAAAAAATAATTGACAATTATAAATTTTGGTATTTTTCATTGTTAATATACTGAAAACTGTTGATGATACTTGTAATTAAGGAGGGGGTAAGGGGGAACTATTAGTTCCCCCTAAAATTGAATTCTATCTTATTATTATTTTATTCTGATTATAATCTTCATAATCAGAATAAGTATTTATCTATTCCTATCCAAATGAACAAACTTATCGAAACTATGTACAAGAAGCGCTTTTGTCTTCCTTCCAACAATAATGAAAATGCCGTCCCATTAAATTCCTGCTCTTGTGGAAATTATAATCATATCGCCTGTATATTCAAAGGGAAAGGGAAAGGGAAATGTCATTAATCCAATCACTTTCGGTATTAATCATCCTGGAGACAAATCTGGTTTAAAGCCTGGAATTCACGCTGAACAAGATGCTATCTTAAATCTCCCCAATATTCGTTGTAGAAATAAAAATCCAGTTCCTATTGAAATCTTAGTAATTCGTGTATCTATTTATGGAAAAATACAAAGTAGTCGTCCTTGTTATCATTGCATACAGAAAATGAAGAAAATACCAATAAAAAAAGGATATATTATCAGACACGTATATTATTCAAATGAAGCAGGAGAGATTGATTGTGAAACATTAGAACAATTAGAAAATGGAAAAAATCACGTATCTAGATATTATAAACGTATTGCTGAATCTCGACCAGTTTCTTACATAACATCGATTTGACAATTTTATTTCCTATATTTTTGTGTTTTGTGTTTTTGTTTTTTTGTGTTTTGTGTTTTTGTTTTTTTGTGTTTTGTGTTTTTGTTTTTTTGTTTTTTTGTGGTTCGGTGTTTTCTTTTTCCTTTTCCTTTTCCTTTTCTCGATTTTCTACCGCCAATAAAATCATAATCATCATCATTTACAAAATCCAATAATTCATCTATATTAGTTTCATCCAGTTTTGCTTTTTTATTCGATTCTTCTTCATCCAATTCGGGTGAATGCTTACGTGTTTCAAATACATTTTCATCTATTATTGGATTTTCATTATTATTCCACATAATATCATCATTCAGAACAAATTCATCATCTATATCTATATTTGTTGCTTTTTGATTTGATTTATTTGTATTTGTTGCTTTTTGATTTGATTCATTTGGAATATTTGAATTATAATAAATGCCATTATTTGGATTGTAATACATACCATTATTTGGATTGTAATACATACCATTATTTGGATTGTAATACATACTAGTATTTGTATTGTAATATACGCCAGTATTTGGATTGTAATACATACCAGTATTTGGATTGTAATAAATACCAGTAGTTGGATTGTAATACAAGCCAGTACTTGAATTGTAATACATGCCAGTAGTTGGATTATAATTCGTATTTATATTCATATTTTGGGATTGTTGTTGTTGCATATTAACATCTTGTTTGACACGTTTTTTTGGACCTCTTGGATTCGGAATTATTTTTCCCTTTTCTATTTGCAAATTTTTAAATTGTTTATTATGAGATACTGCGTCTTTTAATTTATTAAATTCTGCATAAACATTTTCAAAAGGCAATACACCGCTACGAAAATCCGTTATAATTTTGTTTAATCTATCCGTATACAATTGATTCGACTGAATAAAATCAAACATTTCTGAATTAATAGTTAATCCAGTAGGAAAATTTTCTGGCAAATCCGGAATCAATCTATTTAAATTGATTATAGATGCCTTATTGGATACGTGATTTACTGTAGTTAATTTATACTTATTTTTTTCAATAATACGCTTAGATTTCTTAATAAATTCATCCAAAATAACATCAGCACTCCAAGTGTCTCCAGTTCTGATAATATATTTATATCTCTTGATAACTTCGTCGAAATCAGTTTTTAAATTTTCTGTTTTCAATATAATTGCCAATAAACTAATTGGAATATTCTCTATTGGAAAACCGTTGATATCTAAATTTTCCGGTATACGTAACGCAGGATTTCCTTTATTTATTAACACCAATGAATTCATCAAATTTGTAAATCCAATATCTTTTTTTATTGTCTTACCAATGTTCTTAATGTTAATAAAGTTTTCAATATCAGTTTGTGCGTTTTCTATCGCTCGTTCTAATCCGGCTTGTTCTTTAGTTTGACTAAAACTAGTTACTATCTGTTTGAATTCTTCAATTAATTCAGGATAACTCAACATGACTACGAATATATTCAATTGCATATGTTCTAACGGAAAATCTTCAGGCACGTCAAAATCTAAATATTCAACATAATCTTTTATGATTGATTTGTCGTAATATGATTCATTGCCGATATTCATTTAATATAATTATTGATAATTTTTATAGGTTATATGTCTTACTTTTTTCATAATATTTTTAAACGTTTTATTGAGAGATTTTTTAGTATTCTCGCGGTTCTTCAGGATAACAATATTATTGTCAGATTCATTATTTATGTCAGGAGTTATTATATGCGAATTATCGGTATCCGACACTGTCGTGTCACTATTGCTTATAATTGTATTCGTCTGTTTTTTTTGAAATCCGAGAGATTTGATTAATTCTAATAAACTCTGGTTCACTGGTATCGCACTCTTTTCAGGCAACGAATCAATCATTTGAAATTCCATTTTCATATGAGTTTCTAACACATTATATGTCATTTCTCCATTGTCATCAAACTCCATTTCGAGAGGTATTTGAATATTCGCCATTACATATTTCATTCTTCTATTTTAAAATTCTTGTTATTATGTCTCTCGTTTTTCTTTGTACGTTTTTTCGCGCGTTCGAACAAATGTGGATTCTCTCGTTTCACGAAAATATATTCACCATAATGATTATGTATTTTATTTCCAACAGTAAATATTGCGGAATCTGCGGATACCTGAAATTTATATGGTTCTAATATATCACTTATAAACATCTGAGGTCCGCGATGAATTGACTTATCACGATGAATTAATTTATAGCATATCGGAATTATATCGTCTAAAAATACGTGGTCATTCTTTGCGTCTTCATAGGAAAACATATCATTCGAACTTGGTTGAAACGGTTGGATAAGAATTCCATTACTCGCATTATGGATATGATTAATATTAAAGATTGAATTATCGATTATTATGGTGTTTTCCGGTGTCCAATGAGGATGATTTTCATAAATCATTCTTAAGTCTTTATGATGTCCATCCTCTCTGTAGTCTTTCCATTTTTTATAATCTTCATCACAATAAACAAAATCGAATTTAATCGGCGGATTTATTTTAATATCATGTTCTACTTCAAGACTTTCGATATAAAATGGAATCCAACGTTTTGCGGTATTTTCTGCGTGGTATTTACTACCATATGTCCAAATACCTAAATGAATATTATTTTGACTTGCGAATTTGAAAAACACGTCTAAATAAGGGCGGAAAACAACAATCGGATTCGGATTTGGGGGATTACGGACAGGCATTGTAATATGATTGAAATATTCATAATCTCTCCCAACTGGATAATCAACATATTGAAGCATTGTCTCGTCAATATCGAGAAGAACGCATAATTTCGGAGGGACAGTACTTGATACTTTTATTAAATTAAAAAAAGCTTCCATTTTTAGTAGATGAATATCTTGTATTTTATAGTTTTACATTCTTATTGGAAAACTATAAACTTATTTTTTTGCTCCTGAATCATAAGGTTCTCAAACACGTTTGCATGTTCGGTTTCTACCAGTACCTTTACATTCAACAATTCCGAAATGTCCTTTTCTTGTTCCAAATCCGTGTTTTACTAAATTATTCTTACGTTTTGCAGAACGATGCTTACGACGACTTACGATACGACCTCTCTTATTGCGTATTAAATCTTTTTTAATAAGACCACCAACAGTATGATGAGCATTTCCGTGAAATACTTGAGCACGCGAACCAATTGTTTGCATATTTTACTTTATTTATGCGATATTTATCCGGGTAAGTAACCCCTTATTTTATTACCGACATTATATTATAACAATGTCTAGTGTTATGGATGATACCTCTAAAATACAAACCGCAATACAATTAAATGATGATTTAACAAAAACAATAAACAGTCTAAAACAATCGAGTGCTGTTGACGCACAAAAAGCGAATTATATTAGGACAGATTCATTAAATGTTCATTTCGTCTCTCGATTATTACAAATATCTTATTTTATTATTCTCGTATTTTTGGTTATTCTTTTAATAATAAAATCAATGTCGGGTGTATATACACCACAATTTAGTATTGGTATAGCGATATTATTTTTTATCTTTCCTTGGTTAATTGATTTGGTTGCCTTATACGCATATAAGGGTTTCTTAGTTTTAACACATTTTGTTTATAGAGGAAACCAATTATTATCAGCGGACCCATTAAAACAACGACAAGAACAATTAATAGTGAATTAAGGAGTCTGATTGCGGTTAACAGTCAAGTTATGATTTACATCATAAATATAAGAATGAATTTATCAACTATTTTTGAATCAGTTTTATTGTTGGTGGTAGGTATTTTAATTATTTTAGTTGGATTCTTAACTTTCTTTTTAAAAACACGCATTGCGAATTTAGAAACACACATTGCGAATTTAGAAACAAAAGTAGGATTGCTTGAAAATGAACTTGAAACGGTTCATAGTCGTATCCAATCGAATCTATTTAGACCCCCTATTCAACAGCAATATATAAATCCTTTTATTCATCAACAGCAAGAACCAATGGCACCATTTATTTTCCATTCTGCCCCTACACAACCTATTAAAAATATTATTTCTGAGTCTGAATCCGATTCTGAGTCTGATTCTGAGTCTGATTCTGAGTCTGAGTCTGATTCTGAGTCTGATTCTGAGTCTGATTCTGAGTCTGAAACAGAATCGAATGCCGAACATCAGTTGGATATTGAATACTTTCCGGGCGGAAAACCAATAGAAATTATAGATATTGGTGAAATTGATGAACTTGAAAAAGAAACAAATCTAAATAATGAAGAACCGAAAATCCGTAAAATTGTTGTCAATCTAACAGATATTGATGAAGAGATACAAATTGATATTGATCAAAATTTATGTGATTTGAAAGCAGATGAAGATGATGTTTCATTACCGAATACACCTCTTGAACATTCAGAACATATTGTTTCAGTTAAGAAAATAGAAACTGAAAAAGTTGAAGAAGAAAAAGTTGAAGAGGAAAAAGTTGAAGAGGGAAAAGTTGAAGAAGAAAAAGTTGAAACTGATATCGGTATTGAGGAAATAGACGAAATAGACATTACACCGGTCTATAAGAATGAATCAACTGATTATCAGAAAATGGATTTGAAGACATTAAAATCATTAATTACTAGTCGAGGTTTAGCAGAATCAAAAGTGGTTTCGAAAATGAAAAAACAGGAATGTGTTGAATTATTGAACCTTCGCACCTTAAAAATGCCAGTTAATAAGTCATAAATTGCCAATGGCAATTTATTGACCATTAATGGGTATTTTTATCGGTGAAAGGCCACCTTCGGTGGCCGACAGTCGCCCGCGGAGCGGGCTTAGTAACAGTTGCCTTCGCATTTCCAAAGGCAGGCCGTCAGTGCCTGCCGGCCTTAGGAAAACGCCTTAATAATTCCGTAGGAATTATTCGGCGTTTTAAATATGCAAAGGCGTGAAAACATCCGCAATTTAGGAAATAGAGGGTTGCGGATAAAAAGAAACATAGGACGAAATGTTATAAAAATGAATCTTTACAACATTGCTTTCATTCTCGTTCTTATTGGTGCTATTAACTGGCTTTTGGTTGGTGTTTCCGGAAATGACTTGGTGGAACCTATCGTTGGTGCTACCATTGCCAAATATGTTTATATTCTGGTTGGTCTCTCCGGTCTTTGGGTCGCTTACAAGAAATTTATGTAAATAATCAAGAGGTAAATACAAACAATATATTATTTTGAATAAAATATTGTTATTTTTTGGATAGAATTAGAATCGGCATTTAACTTAAGAATCGATTTTATTGACTTTGATTTTAGCATCTACAAGATAAATCGAATTTTCAGTCATAATCACAAATTCATCTTTGACTTTGAAGATTTTCTGGATAGGACTTGTATATTCATATTGTGATTTCACCAATAATTTCGATGCTTCAGCACCAGTACCACTTACACCAATACAAGCGGTTTTATCTAAACTACTTGTCCAATAATCCATCATAATTGGTCGGTCTTCAGTAATAGCAACTCTAACAGCGCTTTGTAGAGTTTCGGCACTTGGCATTCTATAAGAGTCAGAAGGAGTGGCGGGTGTTAAAGCATTGTTTTGAGAAGTAGCGGGAGAAGGAGTTTGTGTTGTTGACATATTTCAAAAAATATTCTGATTTTAATAATTAACGAAAATATAAAAAAACGTCAAAATAAACATAAAACAATATTCTCTACGTTTCTTATATTCGCCTAAAGAAAACAGATAGAATATGCAACAACAGTCAAATCAACAATGGAATCCTGTCGAAACTTCACCTAAACTTTATGGCCGTGATAAAAACGGAAAAGTCAAATTATGGTATTATGAAGTCTATGAGCGTGTACCTGACAAAATCGCTAAATACATTATTTTCCACGGTCAATGGAATGGTCGTCTACAACAAACAGAACGTTTTGTTACCGAGGGCAAAAATCTCGGGAAAAAGAATGAAACAACTGCTGTCCAACAATGTATCGCCGAAGTTAAGAAAAAATGGGTCGACAAAAAAGAAAAGGAAAATTATTGTTTGACACCTACAGGAAATCAAGACGAAGTTCGTGTGAAGAAATTCTATCCTATGCTAGCACAGACTTATGTTATTAAAGAATCCGGAACCAAACATAAAAATGTAATCATGTTTCCCTGTTATATTCAACCAAAACTGGATGGTGTTCGTTGTATCGCCTCTTTCCAACATAATACTGTATATCTACAATCGAGAACCGGTTCGCATTTTTCTCTCGATAATTTCCCTCATATTGTCGAATCATTAACCGCGATTTTTCAAGAAGTCGCCCAACAACAACAGACAGTTGTGTTCGATGGTGAATTATATACTCACGATTTGCCTTTTGAAGTTGCTGTCGGATTAATTAAAAAACAAACATTAACTGATGCTGACCGTGAATTATTAAAGAAAATACATTATCATATTTATGATGTGGTTGATGTGTCGAATACAATTCCTTTTTATGCCAGAAATAAAAGTTTGAATAAATTTGAAATTGATTCACCTGCGAATCGAGAGAAATATGCCGGATTATTTCGTGTTGAAACTTGTATCGCACAAACAGAAGCCGAATTTCGCGATTATTTCCGTAGATGTGTTGATGCAGGATATGAAGGTGTAATGTTACGTAATATTGAAGGTAAATATACACAGAATTATCGAAGTAAAGACTTACAGAAATATAAGGAATTTGTCGAATCTGAATATACGATTGTCGGTTATAGTGAAGGTGAAGGAAGAGACCAAGGAACAATTATTTGGGAATGTGAGATTGAAGAAGGTGGAACAAGATTCAATGTGAGACCGAAAGGTTCGATTGAATATAGGAGAGAATTATTTAATAATGCGGAACAATATATGGGACAGAAATTAACAGTAGTTTATCAGGAATTAAGTGAATATGGAGTTCCTCGGTTTCCAGTGGGTAAATGTGTGCGAATTGACGCACCCTAATTTGATAAGGAAATGCCGTGCCAGAGATTTTTCTGGCATTTTCCATTTTTGCCAGTATATTTTCTGGCATTTTGTTAGTTTGTATGTATTTTGCCAGTATTTTTTCTGGCAAATCCAAAAATGCCAGTAATTTTTATGGCACTCAGAAAGTACATTTTCAATTTTCACGTTTTTTTTATCACATAAAAGTTGAAAAAAAGTAAAAAACAGTAAAAATAATCAAAAATACATATAAATTGGAAAGTCCTCTAGAAAAAGTTGTTTGGACATTTATTTTTGTCCAAGACAAAAATTATTTAAGGATATTTTGTTTTCAGGATAAGAGTATAAATTCAATTATATAAAGATACTTATGTTATATATTTAGTATGAAAATTATTAAATATATATTTGGAAAAATCGCAAAAGAAGATAAAAAAGTATTAGGCAGATGGAATCTAGAATACTGTAATAAAAAAATAAATAATAAAATAGATTTATCAAATGAAGACCATTGTGGTCCTTGTGGTCAATATATATTGGATAAAAAAATAAAACCAAGCAACAAAAACAATCGATAATAAAACCTAATTTATCGTTTTACACTTTTTTTACGAAATGAAAGTTTATATCTATCATTTTCTTCTAATTTTGTTCTCTCCCCCAAAAAGTTAAAGTATTTGTTTGCCAAAGCATATTGTTCAGGTTTTTTATTTCTTAACACACTTAAACGAACTTTCATAATCATACCAACTTGCGATATACGTTTGTGTGTGTATTTTTTGTTTTTGTATAATTTTTCTAATTTATCAATTGTATTTACAACGTCTTCTAATGTTTTATATTTTATGGGTATAGTGTCTTTTGGATTTTTATCAATATACACATCAAATGATTTATCTGGATTTTCCGGGTTGAATAAAAATTGTTTTTTTGTTTTGTTTTTATTGTTTATTATTTTCTTTTTAGTATTGTTTTTCATAGAATATGACTACATTTTATTGAAATGTGGTAATATATAATAATTTATTATCCTATTATAGTACTATTTTATCCTTAATCACTGGGTCTAATAGTGGTAAAAATACTCCCAAAATCTGTTTCAAGAAACTCGGGGGGTTTTGAAAATAAATCTTATCCACATATCCCAATAAATTTTTACCATTCTTAACTCCTTCTTCCGACACCATTAATACGAAATTCTTATATCTCTCCACAGCACTAATCGTTAATCCTTTCAAATCCAATACAGCATTGATTTTCGGATATTGAGTAGTTAATCTCTCGACAACTCCAAAAATATGATATGTTAAATCATAATACATCGATGGATTTGCTACCATTTTAAATACAGGATAATTCAAATAAATTACATTTTCATTCACAACTAACATACGTTGAAATGCTAAATTCATATCAATGTTTTGAGCAATTTGAGAGGCACAATCGAATTTCTCTTGTTTTCTGAATAACATTTTTTTAGAATTAGATTCATAATATTCCGTTTTTAATCCCTGTAATTGATTTATATATTCTTCTTGTTCAGACATTTTTATAAAGTGTTAGAGAGATTTTTATATATTCATATTATTCGCATATATTATATCGATAAACAACATAATATATTCAATATCCAGATTGTATTCAATATCCAGACTGTATTCATTTTTTCTTATGCCTTAACATTATTATAATTCACATTATAGGCTCTCTGTTTCTTGAAACGAATATAATCTGAACTATCACTCACGAATTTAGGATTACAAGAAGTCGCTGGTACACCGGTTCCATCACAAGCAGAACGAGCATTACCCAAATGACGACTTAATCCAGCTGTTTTGGAAATCGAACCGTTTGGATTTGGACCTCCACAAACATAATTTTGACGCTGTAAATAATCTCCCAAACTATTCACTGCACGGAATGGAGTCACAACACGCGATTTATTATTATATGTATTATTGGCAAAACCAGTATTCCAACCACGTTTTAATACACTACGCATTGCGGTAATCTCTGAATCATTGGTCTTTCCCATTGTTGGTTTGGCTACATATCCTTGATAAGGACCTCCAAAAGTATAATTAGACATTTCTATAGGAATAATAGATTTTTTATTTAGACTACCTACCTCTCTAGAAGTATTTAGTATCTCCGTATATCTTCTAAATATTCTAATTTGCATTTTCTAATGAGTGTTCTATAAGAAAACTTATTTTTTAATATAATATACAATGAACAATATTACACAAAGTTTTAGAAATATGATTGAAGAATTAACACAATTAAAAGACCTTGTTAAAAACACAAAGACAGACATCAAGGGTTATCTTAAACTAAAACCTGTACAATATTACATTGGTACGCTGCCACCAAAACTTCAATTTAGAAAAAAACCTCGAACAAAAACAAACACATCTATAATAAAAACAACAATAAGAAAACGTCCAAAAGAAGTCATTGAACCTGATATTCAACCTACATCGAATCTTGGTCTTATGACTAAAATAGATGAATTTGCGTTTAATACTAATAGCAATTATCAGTATATAAAACGTATACATATTCTTGAAACTCAGTCCGTATTCAATAAAACATTGACGAATGTTAAAATTTTCAACAATATCGATAAAAATAATAAATCATATGATAAATTATTAAAACTTATTGAAGAATTAAATACG